CTATTGACGTATGGATTTTATAATATCATCTATATTGAATAGCGGCAATACTACTTGTCCGCACGATAAATCCGTGGTTTTTAACGCCAACTGTCCGCGTACTCCGCCAACTACTATGTTTATGAGTGTAGGCATAATGCTTATTTTATCCCTGACTCCCTCGGCGGTAAATTCAAATGCCTCTTCTATATTAGTTAGGCGGAAAGTCCACGCTGTAACGTATGAAATAAAAACATTTGTATTGTTAAGGCATAGCACTTTCGCGTAGATAATCAAATCATTCTCCTTGTGTTCAAAATCAAAGCCCAAACGCAGGGACAATCCATCCAATGTTTCCGGTAGATATTGGTTCTCAAAAATGTATTCCACATCAATTACTGCGGGAATGTTGATTTGTATCTTACTATCAGCACTCATAGTCTTGGCTATATGAATAGGTTTGTGAACGACGGCTGCGATTAGCCGTTATAGTGGAAGCACTCGGAGAGGTCGGGATAGTGATAAACACGGGAAATACCTTTCTTTTAGGTATATCCAACACATTCTCCCCCAACGCCACATTGATGCTCGCAATAGTGGGGGTTGTCAAGTTGTGGGTACCGGAGAGCCATCGGCTAACTTCCGCCTCTGTTTTCCCCATCAATTTGGCAAACTCTTTTTGAGACATACCGCGCTCTTCAAGTATATCAAGAATGCGATTCGAGATAGACACATTCAAGCGTACGGTTTCTTGTGTCTGCGGTGTTGTGAACTTGTCATAACACCTGTTAAGCAAATCGGTTTTCATCGTTATACGTTGTTAGTATTGTCGTTAATAATCAAAGACAAATCCCCTGTTAAATCAATTCCCCGAAACGAGATATTTCCCCTCTTAATCATACGCACCAATTCTTTGTTTATCTTCTTCATATCCTCTACACACTGACTCAAAAATGGGTCTTCCTGATAAGTACGAGTTTTCTTTTCCCCGCATTCCCTAAAATCAAAAGACGGGAATTGTAACAAATGCAATAAAGCCGTAATCGCGATGTATCAAAATGAGACGGTAAGGCGGAAACATTATCATTGCGCCCACTCTCGTAACGGAAATATCTGTCCTCAACCCCCATTTCTTCAATGACTTTTATTCGAGACATAATGGTACCCAAATCTTCGGCAAATGTTTCATCGTCCTCGTATTTAGATATAAACTTTTCAAATTCAGTAGCATCCCCGCCATCAAAAACGGGCGAGTATATAGCAACATTTTGGCTGCTATTGATACGTTCTAATACGAGATACCTCTTCATACACTAACGATTCCGACTGCAAAATTACTGCAAATAGTTGATATAAACAAGTATATAATTACTTTTTATGCTAATTTTTTCACAGATATATTTTTCAAACTCTATTGATTTGCTTACTCAAACCGTATCACTCCCACCACTATTGACACCGAGCGTATCTCGCTTTTGAGCAGTCGGAACGGCGGATAGTTCGGGTTATCCGAGCGGCACTCTACCACCTCATTGTTGTCCTCACATGGGAACAGCCGTTTGACCATTGCGCCTTGGTTGCTGTCAAGCACATACACTTTGCCCCATTGCAGAAATGTAACCTCCGCCACTCGGCGGCAGGCGAGCAGGTCGCCGTTGCTGTACTTTGGATACATCGACGACCCCGACACACGTATCATATACTCTGCGTGCAACTCTGCAAATTCCGGCACTACATACCGCGAGCAGTCTTCCAAACGCACCCCCTGCACATCCACTCCGTTAAAACCCGCTACCGCATCTATCGGTATCAATGGCAAACCCCGTGCTACGGTTGCTCCATACTCTTGTTCCCCTTCGGCAGGTGATGCAGAAGATTGGGTGGATTGCTCTAATCCTTGCTTACTATTGGGCGAAGAAACCAATATCTCACCCTCACCCGTCATCAGCCACATGGGAGAGTATTTGGGAAATTGTTTGGTGATTTTACTTGATTTTTGAGCGGTAATTTTCTTGATTTTACCACCATTAATGTCGTATAGGTATTGTTCAGGCAGTCCTGTGATTTGCGCTAACATTCTAAATGTAAGATTATTATCCTTACATATCCTCTCTATAATTTCTCTTGATGTCATATTTTTGCTATTTTTATTTGGTTGCATATCAATGCCTTACAAAGAAAATACTAAATAATCTGGTGAATAATTTGGTTGATCCACTAAATTGTACTACCTTTGCAGCGTGAAACAAATCCGAGAGATATTTCACGCTACAAAGGTAAGCAAAAAAAATAATATAACAATGAAAAGAATAATGTGTATAGTGCAGGTAATCTTCTTCGCCACTATGGCGGGGTTGAGCATCGCGCAGACGATAGGCAGCATAATCGCCGCGGGTGAGTTCTACGCATGGCAGGTCGGTTTTGGACTGATAAGCGTACTACTGACAGCCCTCACGCACATAAGCGTGCGCGAATTGAAAGAGTGCAACAAGTAACTATCCTATAACCAACCACCAACAAATACCAATGATTATGACAGACCACATCAACAACACCATAGGCAAGCCGCAAGTCGAGATAATAGCCTATTTCAATGAGCACCATTTCGACCTCGACCAACTCTTCGAGTTCGAGCAAGAGTGCGAGAAAGAGGCGGACGAGTGCGAGCGCAACATCACAAGTCTCGGCTACGGCTACTACGACAATGTAGGTTACTACACCTACGGCAGCAAAGCCGCTGACGACTATGCAGACGCACAAGCCGAGCGGGCAGACGACCTCCGGCAACTCGCCGACATCGCCGAGGACTACTACAACGAGTTGGCGGCATAACAAGAACAAATGTTTAACAATATAAAAAATCAAAGATTATGGCACAGGTAAAAAACAATGAGACCACGGCACAAGACCGAGTAATCACTATTGCAGCAGGCGAGAACGCCATCACCGTGCTGGCAATAGAGTTGCAAAACTACATCTTGGACGCTATCCGAGAGGGGCGGCTTACTCCCAAGGCAAACCAACTGCCGAGTATCGTCAAGTCCGCTCACCCCTACGAGGTGATAGACGGCGAGCCCAACACCGAGGACGGCATCTGCATTTCGCTCTTCGAGGACGGCGGTTTCACCATCTCCCTCAGCGAGTACTACTCCGCCAACTCAATGCCCGTTCACAAGGCGGCAAAAAAGATGTACAACAGCATACAAAGCACCTGCTTCGAGCAGATACAAGACAACTGGTATTCGTCCGCTGACATGGTGGACGAATACCAACCGCAAAGCCAATGTGTAACCAATAGCAGGTAAGAAACAATGTGTACCCTTAACACCAACAACAATGTATTCATACGCCCTTTACGCGCGGACGAGATAGACGTGCGTATCGGCACAGAGAAGAAAGAAAACGGCGTAGCCACCGCGGCATCGTTCCTGCTGTACAAGGACGCACGGTGTGATATGCGTATCTTGGACGAGTTGTTCAGCCCCTTCGGTTGGCAGCGCGAGCACAAAGAACTCAAAGGCACCATCTATTGCGGCGTGAGTGTCAAGCACGGCGCAGAGTGGATAACCAAGTGGGACGCGGGTGCAGAAAGCAACGTAGAGAAAGAGAAAGGCGAGGCAAGCGACTCTTTCAAGCGGGCTTGTTTCAATTGGGGCATAGGCGTGGAATTATACACCGCACCTTTCATCTGGATACGTTACAACCAAGGCGAGACAAGTCGCAACATCAACTTGCACGTGGCAGAGTTGGGTGTCTCCTCCGACAAGCGCATCACGCGGCTTGTGATAAAAGACGGCAAAAACAATATCCGCTATCAGTACAACGCACCCGCCGCGGCACAACAGCCGCAACCCGCGACCGACCCGCGAGAGACCCGCGACAAAGCACCTGTCCGACCGAGCGACCTTTTGGATATGGTGCGAGCCGCCGAAACGGTAGCCGCCCTCTCCGCTATATGGAAAGCCAACACGGCACTCATTGAACGGGACGGCAACCTGCGCGATGCGTTCACACGCCGCCGAGTGGAGATTGAGCAGAACAGCAGCAATGCCTAATTCATAATTAGTATGACGAACAATATAGTATTATCCAATGATTACCAAGTACCGAGCAAGGCAGAGATAGCCTTGCAGGTACAAGGTATCGTACGCAAAGTGTCAGAGGGCGACATCGACCCGCTGCGTGCCTACGGGCTGCTGACCGCGTTAGAGAAAGTGGCAGGCGATGCCCGCAAACAGATAGCCGACATAGCCCTGACAGAAGCCGCCAAGTACCCCGAAAAAGAAATAGGGGCTTTCGGCGCAAAGTTCATGGTAAAAGAGTGCGGGGTGAAATACGACTACTCCTCCGACCCGCAATGGCGCGACCTGCAAGCCGAGATAGATACTATCCGTGCCGAGCAGAAAGGGCGCGAGACGGTGCTGCAATCGCTCAAACTCTGCGCCAAGAGCAGCACAACCACTTTGCAGGTAACACTCAATAAGTAAGGCTATGAAATCGGTACGTTTTGTCAAGCAGCGCGGACAAACCAACGCACAGGCTGTTCTCCCGCAGATACAGATATGGCTCAACGATGCCACCAACGGTGAGTACCTCATCACCCTGCAACGTGCCAAAAAGCCGCGCAGCAACGACCAAAACAGGCTGATGTGGCTGTGGTTTACCTGCATAGCCAAATCGTGGTCAGAAGCCACAGGGCGGGCGTTCACGGCGCGAACAGTACACGACACATACTGCACGCTCCTCCTGCCTATAGACACACCACGGGGACGCATAGCAGGGCATACAAGCGGGCTGACCACCGAGCAGATGACTGATTTCCTCAACAGGGTACAGGCGGACGCAGCAAGCGAGTACGGTATCACGCTCCCTGACCCCGAAGACCAATACTTCGAGTTGTGGGCAAAGCAATACGGGTATTACAGATAGAAAACAATAACTAACAACAAAAAGAAAGGTAACAACAATGGCAATGAAATTTATCGGCAGTATCTGTTTGACAGATATTCCAAAGTCTGAAATCAAAGTGGTAGTGTGCAAAGACGGCAAAAAGCGGGCTTTCCTCAACATCTCCATTCACGAGAAGAAAGAGCCATTTATGGACGCTAACGGCAAGGTAATCAGCGACCACCTCATCTCCTGCGCACCCAAGAAAGAGAACCGCCAAGATGGTGTAAACTACATCATCGGCAACCTCCGCACGTGGCAAGAACAGACGGCAACGGTAGCACCCAGCCCCGAAGACATCGCCAATGCTCCCTCTTACGAGCAAGCCCTGCAAGACGGCGAGAGTTTAGACCTGCCGTTCTAAACAGAAATATAACGTACACATTTTCTTGATTTTAACCATTACGGCATTGACGGTCTGTGAAGATAGCCAATGCACAAGGTGGAGGTTTGGCAACCACGCGGGTTCGAGTCCCGCCTCCACCGCAAAGTGTGTTTTTCATCATGGTATTAGATTTAAGGTTATGTACCCCACGCAGCCGTTGTGAAACGTTAGGTGGGGATTGGGATAGGTGGTGCAGCAGGCAGCACGGTCGATAAGACAAACGCAGGTTCAAAGCCAGCCCTATCCGCGAGATATAAAATATATACGACTATGGCAGACAACAACCCTAATCCGCGTAGCACGCAAAGCCAACGCGAACAAATCAAATGGTGGTTCTTGCGCAATGCAGGAAAAGAGATAACCAGCCTTGACGCTTTGCACAGGTTCGGCTGTATGGAGTTCCCAAAACGCATCAGCGAGTTGGTGGCGGACGGCATGGCGATACGCCGCGACAAGTTCATCACGCTGCCCAATGACAAGCGCGTCAAAGCCTACTATATCACGCAGGAAGAAGCACGGCAATACATAGCGTTCCACAAATTAGAACTCCGATGAAAAAGAAACGCAATATCAATTCGCCGTGGCTCTTGGGCATGACAGATGTGTGTACCTACCTCGGAGATATAGACGAACGGACACTCAAAAAGTTCTTTATTGACAAAGGGCTGCACCCGCGGAGCAGTATGGGAAAACTCAACTACTACCACAAGGACGATGTGGACAGGTTCTTGGCGGAGCATAACGAGTGGCAGGAGGTTGTTGTGCCCACCAAACAGGCACCAAAAAGATAATGACTGAAAGATAGATATGAAAGCATCAGAAAGAATGAGAGTGTATGAGTGGATAGCCACTCACAGAGACAAGGCGGGAGCGCAATATCCCAAAATCCTTATCGCCAATGAATTGGACTACCAGACCATACGGCGGAGAATACGGCAAATCGGTGCTCCTGCCGACTATGAGTTGCTGCCCTCTGACGACAGGGCTGTGAGAAAAATACGTGTGTTCATCCGAAGCACCACTAACCCATAATCTCTAACATCTAACCATGTACGATAATTTTCTGTTCCGCAAATCATGGTGGGACATCATCAAACAACTGCCTTCCGAGCAGCGTAGTGAAGTGATAGACTATATTACGCAGTATATGTTCGAGGGTATAGAGCCGCAGTCCGGGGAAATGACGGTGGTAACGATGGCTGTGCAGTTTATCATTCGGGACATCAATGCCGACAAAGAGCGGTACGACAGCATCACGGAGAAACGCCGCGAGGCTGGGCGTAAAGGTGCTGCCGTAACAAACTCGGCAAAAGTCGGCAAAACGGCAAATGCCGAATTTGCCGAAAGTGCCGAAAATACAAAAGTCGGCAAAAACGGCAAAGTCGGCAGTATAGACATAGAAGAAGAAATAGAATATAATTCTTCTTCATCATCTTCTTCATCGTCTCCTCACGCACGCGAGAGACTGACGCAATGGGTTGCCGAAAGCGGTCTTGTAGATTGGGCAAAGCAACAATGCTTCCGAAAAGGCTGCAAGACCGAGATAGACATCGGCACACTACTCGACGAATTTTATAACAATGATTTCGAGGTGCGACAAGACTGCGAACAAGGCAGACGAATGGAAACGCTCAAGCATTTCCAGAACTGGCTCCCGAAATATCTCACCAAACGCAAAAACGACAACAACAATGAGCAACAACATCGCAACAAGACCGCAACAGCCGACAGCACTCCTGCCGACACAGCCAAAGGAAAGCCTTATAGCCGCATATCGCAACTTGCGGACACCGAATTTGATATTGAGTAGCATACGCTGCCGCGACTACGAGGACGTACTGACCTCCAACCACCCCACACTCAACGAGATGGTGCAGCGCAGTAAAGGAAACAACGCTTTCGTGCTCTCGTACATCTCCGCGGCTATCGTCTCCTACCTCGACTTCATCGGACGCAGGCAGACCATGGACGACCAACAGGTGGCAGAGACTGCCGAACTCATACTCCAAGAGTACGCCGCACTCAAGTTCGCCGACATCGCACTCTTTATCCGCTTCTGCAAACTCTCCCGCTTTGGCAAACTCTACGACATCAACGGCGCAGTCCTCCTCCAATGGCTGCAAACATACTGCCAAGAGCGCACACAAGCAGGCTACCGTCTCTACGAGCAACGCGAGAAACAACGCCGTGACGAGGAAGCCCGACGCTGGGAGGAAGAATGGCAGGCAATGCCCTCCGCCGAGCGGGAACAGTACAACAACCAATTCGCCGCACTCGCCGAGAGCATAGCCAAGCAGAAATCTATCCGCAAGAAGAAAGAGAGCAATAACAGGCAGAAAATCATACTGAATGTGATAGCCGACAATTCATACTTATATGACCGTATGCCACAAGAAAAGGCAGACGAACAGATAATGGCAAAAATCAATGCGAAACTGAAAGAAACAAAACTACTATGACTACGGACATCTTATACAACCAAGACTGCCTTGTTGGAGTGAAAGACGTTGCTGCCGAGTCAATTGACTTGGTAGTAACGGACATGCCGTACAAGATTGTCGGTGGCGGGTGCAGTCCCTATGGCGGTAATCCCAAAGGCATTCTCAAAAGGGAACGTGAATACGTGGCTGACGACCGCGCAGATGTGGTGCGTGCAGGCAAATTGTTCCAGTACAACGACATAGAGCCCTCCGAGTGGTTGCCCGATGTTTACCGAGTGCTGAAACAGGGCACACATTGCTACATCATGGTCAATGCCAGAAACCTCAAAGACCTGCAAGTCGAAGCCGAGAAAGTGGGGTTTGTCTTTCAGCAGTTGCTTGTATGGAAGAAAGACAACTGCGTAATGAACAAGTACTACATGAACAAGTTGGAGTTTATCCTAATGCTGCGCAAAGGTGCTGCCAAGAATGTCAATGATATGGGTATCAGCAATTGCCTGTCCTGCCCGAACATCATAGGCAAAGGTGAGCAACATCACCCGACCGCCAAGCCTGTTGCTCTCATGGAGGTGCTGATAAGGCAGAGCAGCGACGAGGGCGACATTGTGTTAGACCCATTCGCAGGTGGCGGCAGCACGCTCATTGCCGCCAAACGGCTCAATCGGAGATACATCGGTTTCGAGATTGACAAACAATACTACGATATGGCTGTCAAACGGCTCGAAACTGAACCACAACAAATGAGTATGTTTAACTAACAATATAACACCATGGAACTTAATATCGGTCTGTTAGAGACTAATTCCCAACTGCTGAAAATAAATTTGGAGTTACAAGACAGGGCAAAACAGCAACATAGCCAAATCTGTGATTTTTTTGCTCCTATACTGCGAGATACATCGCTGTTGCCTGCTATTATACAGTACATGGACAGGGCTTTGATTGCGCAAAATTACAAGGAGAAAATAAGAGTCGAGTTGTTTATTCTCATCTATCTGTATAGCCCAATCAGTCTGTTTAGTGAAGATAAGGCACATCGGTATAAAACTGACGGCAGAGAACTCCGATACATTGCAGAGACTCTCAATCTTCGGTACTCCAATATGATTAAGTACAAGAGTTCATTGCTCTCCTACTATCGGAATTATCGGGATTTCCGCGAATTGACCAACGCAACATTTAAGACCCTAACGGATACAATAGAATTACCTGTATAGATGTCTCTTATATCACATGGCAGAATAGTCCCCAATCGTCTTGAGAACTATTCTGCTCAAAAAAGTACTCACTACCGAATCACATCCTGTATTGGCTCACCTCCTGCCAAAACTCATAGTCGGTCAGCCCGTCTTCGCACATGATATGTAGAGCAATCTCCTCTTGCATAGCCTATACATTCATAGACATATACGTCCAAATCTTTCCGTTGCCTTTCCAGTCCTCGTCGGCGAAATAGAAGTCATACGCAATACGCAGGACATCATCGTCGGAGAAACTCTTGCAGAAATCCGCGTAGGCGGCATTGAAAGCAACAAACCTGTCGAACTTGGTGGTGCCGTTTGGAAAGGTCATGCCTGCTGTTGCCGTCTCCACCTCGTCCAAAGTCCAATGGGCACCTGTATGCTCATTGCCCTCTTTGTCGGTGTAACGCAGCCTGCCCACATCTTCCATGGCAAACTCCTCATTGTAGTGTTTGCCGTTGAAAATCTCGTTAAACTTGCGCAGGAAGCAGTCGTACTTGCCGGGGTCTGTCTCTTGCAGGTAGTCCATCATTACTTTCGCCTCTTACACCTTCGGCGATTGGTATCAGAACACTATTCGTTCCGACACCGCAAAGGTACTGCTATTCACTTCGGCTGCCTAATAGTTATCCGCCTGTTATGTGCAGATACACAGACACTTGCGTCATAGTTGGCGACAAGATAGTTACAGGTTGTTTCCATTTTGGAAATACCCAATTTTGCAAACTCTACTGAACAAAATACGAAAAAATGCAGTAAAAGAGTAGCTTTTGAGTAGTAAAATTTGCATAGTCGGATAAATTGTTATACCTTTGCACTGCCATTAGAAATAATGACCTCTATATTTAGAGTAAAGTGCTGTCTTGTCTTTCGGGATGGGAGAACACTCTAAAATGGGAAAAGTTATGTACATAGGTTGTAATACTCGCGAGCAACAGAATGGCTTTGCGGGTATTATTGTATAAAGTTTTTGAGTTATGAATTTCTCTAAATCAGACAAAAGCAAGATTGGCAACGCTCTGATTTACGCCATCAATCATTGCAGTACGCCAGTTAGCAAGACAAAGTTGCTCAAGTTAGTGTATCTTATGGAGGAGACGATGGCGAGGGTTTATCACGCTCCTTTCTTGTCGTTACCTTACGAGGTTTGGCAGTATGGTGCTGTGCAAAAGGATTTGTACGCAGAATTGAGTGATGGATGTCTATCCATTTTACGAGATTACGTAGGGGTTGGAAAAGATGGAAACTTCATCGCTAAACAGAATTTTGACGATGAGGAATTTTCAGATGAGGAATTGGAGATGATGAAGTCGGTAATGGATAAGTATGGGGATAAAACTGCTAACCATTTGGTGAATGTGTTACATAAAAAGGGTAGCCTTTGGTATAAGACGGCAGAAAGAAATGGTGTGTTAAATTCTTTCAAGGAAGGACTTGCAACAACATCGCCGTATCTCATAGACTTAACAGAAGGCATGGATGATTGTCAAAGACAAGATTACCTACAATGTAGAGAGATTAGACAGACGGCAAGTGAATTAAGGAGCAAAGCAAATGTTTGAGGTTGGTAATCTTTTATATTTTACCCAGTTCATATTCAAAAACGGTAATCCGCCAAAGCCAAAATACTTTGTCGTATTGGGTGCCGTTGATGACGAGGTTGTATTAGCCTCTTTGCCGACATCGAAAGACCATGTGCCAGCCAAATATGGAAAGATGTCTGGTTGTATAAATGACGACTTGGAAAGGTTTAATGTATTCAAGTTCAACGAAGAAGTTCCCGTCACTGATGCAGGTTTTTCTTTCCCTATAGATACATTCATCTACGGAGAGCAGTTGGATACATACCCGGTTGTGGAGTTGCTAAAATGGGAAAGAGAACAACAAACAGAAATTTTTTGCAAGGGAAAATTAAAGGTCGAAATTTTTGAAGCATTAAAAAGTTGCTTACGAAACTCCGCTAAAGTAAAGAGACGATATAAGCACTACTTGTAGCATCTCGTATAGCATTTTAGTCTTTTACCAACGGTAGGAGACATATAGAGGTTTCGGACGCAGAACCAGTCAATCAGCGTCCACAGCAAGCGACTGCCCGATACGAGCGGTCGCTTATTCTTTTGAGCCTATACCATAGACGACAACTTGCGTTCAATGGCATCGGCGAGGTCTCGGAAGTATAGCGAGGACTTGTGGAAAGCATAATAGGCAGAGTGGGAATTTGCGATGCAGTCGTTTCTCTTTCTGCCGAGGTAGTCACGGATAATGCAAGTGGGTATGCCTTTGACACAGCAGAAATGCACAAACAATGCCCGCGCTGCCACACACTCGTCCGACCTGCATTTCGACAAAATGGCTTCGGTGGATAACTCTGTCGTCTCCGAGACAACGTTCAGGATTTTCGCAAAAAGTTCACTCTTCATTTGGCTTCTTGATTAAAAAGTTGTACCTTTGCGGTTGCAAACGGAAATACCATATATGTCTTATTTGGCATATAGCCACACACAACCGCTGATAGTTTACAACTCTCTGTCAGGGCGCGGTTGTGTGTTTGTTTCTAACATTCATTCCGTTTGCAGACATTCTGAATGTTAGAATTTTAGGCAGAGAGTTGTTTTTTCTCTCCGCATTTTTTTGCGTTACACTCTATTTTAGATACTCCTCCACCTCTTTTTTGAACTCGTCGAATGTTCTGCAAACAACCACCTTGTTGCCGTAGGATTGCAGGCGGGGGATAATCTCCTTTTGGTGGTCAGAGAGTACGCCTTTCTTGCCGTTCTTCATTTCGATATACAGGCTGGCATACCCTCCGCGAGGGATAGGGATATGCAGGTCAGGACAGCCTGCTGTTAATCCTTCTGCTTGCAAGTAACGCGCTGTCGATTTTGCTCGATAGCCACCATTAGGTATTGAATAGCACAATATATCAGGATAAACATGGTGTAGCCATTTGAGGCAGGCAACTTGCAGGTCATGCTCGGAACAGAACTTCTCTGGTACTATGTTTTGAAACTCTGCAATTGTCATAGATATTCAAATTTATAGCCATGGTAGTGCAATCTCTTCCCACACAGCACTCGTCTCACGGAATTGTATCTCATTCCTAATTCTTGACAACAAAATTTGATGCTTTTGAATATATGCTCTGTGCCATCTTTGTTAATCGCCTTTATTTTTTTCCATGCGTATGGGTGCTCTGCTCCATATATAGTTTTTTGTAAACCGACATTATAAGCATGTCGCATATTTTCTCCCCCTGTAACCCATTCTAAATTATCCGCATGAGGATTATTCTTATTCCCATCTATGTGATTTACTTGTGGTTTGTTATAAGGATTAGGAATAAATGCTTCTGCAACAAGACGGTGTACTAATCTCCAATTCCCCTTTCCAATCTCAATAGACGTGTAAGATTTACCGTTATGTATGTTAGGTTTCAGAATGCGTCCTTTTATCATACGCCCACCTGCACCCGAGTTCACCCAATGTGGTAAACTACGGACTCTTCCCATATTGCTGACTTGATATTTCCCCTCAAAGCCAACTATGTCTTTCCAATTTTCTTTCATTACTACCTTTTTTTGCATACTTATCAACAAACGCCTTGTCTTGCTCGGAGATTGTTTCTCCTGCAGTCATTCTTGCTAATATCTGTGTAGCCCTCGCCACATCGTTACCACTCATACTCAATCAAACAACGTTGGTTCATTTGCCGGATAGGACAGGCTCTGCTGCCATACCTTACAAGGTGTCTCGCCGCCCATAGCACAACCGCCCATAGGCAGCCATTGCAGGCAGGTCTCACAGATATGCTCTATTGGCTTTCCCATTGCTCACAAGCCGCCGTACCGCGGATAATACCGAACTCTCGCACACCGCGTTTGCAGCCAAGCGTGATAGGTCTGCCGTGCAGGTCTCTGTTCCAATGCTGTGTGTGCCACTCCGCAAAACGGCAGTCGTCACAGATATGGGGTGATATGGTTCTATCTTTCTTCATACATATACAAAAAAGCGGCTGCTCATACCGAACAGCCGCTAAAATAACAGGAATTGTTACTAATTACGTTTCCTCCATAAAGGATTGAGTTTCCAACTATCAATAAAGCCTATCTTATAAATGGGTACATCATTGTATTTTTGGAACAAACCATATAATCTATCCTTGAAATCACACTCCGTGCCAATTGCATTACACAAATATAGCATTGTTGAAATAACACTATATGGACGTTTCCGTTGATATTCTGAAAGTGCATAAAGCCAAGGGTATCGTGGAGAATGAATATCCATAGGTTTCTTGACAATAGTCCTATTCCATAATCTCGAATGATGTGCAATAACATTACGCAAATAAGAAATTGCTTCAAGCCAACTGGATAATTCCGAACTCATATTAAGACCAAAACTATTTGCAATTTTGGATTTGGCAGGTAGTTGGTGTTTTATATTTTTATACATCTTCGACATACTGCCAAAAGTTGCTACTTCAAATATAATCCAAGCATCAGGATATTCATCACTATCCCACCAATCTTTTTCAACACTATAGTTTGGATGTTTCGTCCTATAGTCTTTGGCAAAAATTTCCTGACTACGATTAAACTCCGAAAATAACTCGTGCAAATGTTGCTTGTGTAGGTCTTTATCCTCGAATAATGTGTTATCAAAATACCACAAGCCTCCATAATCTTGAGAAAGCCAATAGATAATTTGAGTGCGTAATGCTATCTCAATACTTTCTATTGCATCAAAACAGATATGTCGCAATTCTTTGTCAAACTCGTAAATATGGATAACCTCCTCAAAAGTATGGTTCGGCTCAAAGATATGCTTTACTGTATCTAATTGCATATCCCACCAATAACCTTTAAGGCGATAGTAACTTATTCGAGATAGGTAGAGCAACGCATTCTGCTCATCTTGAATTATTAAACCTCTACTTTTAGAAGTTCTATTTGTCTCGTAAACGTGTATGACTCTTTGTTTGACATTGGATAAAAAATGACCCGCCAGCAGTTCTAATGGTATGCCAAACGGGTACTGTTATATTTTTTACGAACTTACCGTTCGTACTAACCTTTCCTCTTTCGGGCTGCAAAATTACTGCTTTTCTGTCAAACACGCAAGCACCTGATGCATTTTCTTCATAACTAACCGATATTCAAATCAAATAAAATTAGCATACGTGCGTAATTTATGGCACATTACGGCTGTTCAATATGTCAAAGGTCGCTTTGTGAACGAAAATTTTTCGTTTCTTGGTCACAATACAGAGTGGCTATTCTGCAACGGTGTATGTGATGATTATTTGCGTAGGGCGCAACTGCACGTTCTCCGAAGTGGCGAGGTTTTGGATATAAATAGCCCATACCCCCTCATCGGTATTGGACGTGAAAACATGCGATTTATTGCTGCTTGTCGAGAGGTCTTTCGACACCTCGTCAGTATCGCTGACCACGTTGCCGTCGGTACCGAGACTGACACCTGCCACGATGTTACGACCTCGATAGTTGCCCGAATAGGACATTTCTATCTTCTGAATAAGAATGCCATCTTCCTGCGCTTCAAAAGACAATATATGCCCCTTATAGACACGTGGTGCCGCAATAAAATTTGAATTGACCGCTGTCACACCATTCCCCTTGCTCTGCGTCAGTTTGATGGCTCCGTTGCCGCAATACCACGTAATCGTATCGTTTTGGAACGTGCCGCCCGAGAGCAGTACCGTCTCTTCTTTTCCTGTCACCGTGCAACTCCCCCCCCTAAAACATTGATAATCACCTGCTTGTATTCGCTTACATCGTATGTGCCGTTTTCGGTGATTGTCAGCGGGTCTTCCCGTAACGGCAACGGTGTCACCATGACATCGGCAATATCATAGTCAGACACCACGTGCTTGCCGTTCTCGGTGATAGAAAGCATACGGCTATGCTCCATTGGTGAGCCTACTGCGATGTCGAGTTGTTTCTGCTTTTCAAACTCAACATCGAGGATTTCAATGTCCGTAAGTACCTGCGCCATAGTTATTCGCTTAAGGAGGTTGCACGCACGACGGCATAGTTGTCAATATGCCATCTGTTGCAGGTTCTCGGTGTCGTAAATCTCGAGTATCACACTGCCTACTTTGAGGGCAGCGGTCTTCTCTGGGGTAAAGTCAAAGACACAGGTGGGACGTTGCACCTCCTGACCATTCACCACATCTTTGGTCATTACAGCCACAGATGTTGTTTCTGCACGCGCTTCTTTGACGTTGGCTTTGGCATAGAGACAAGCCGTGTAGGTAGTGCCTGCCACTAATCCGCTGCCATAAGCGCGTATCTTACAATGTACGCCTTTGTTGATTATGTTTGCCATATCACTCTAATTTATATGATAAAATAAAAACTCACACATTATCAAATTGTTACGCCATACTCGGATTTTCGGTTAAAATAAAAATACGAAAACCTTGCGTAAATTTCCCTATCCTAACTCAAACCCTTTGCACGCCAACTTGTCTGCTTTCACGCGCTCTGCTTTCTGCTCACAATAGCCGTCGGCATAAAACACGCAATCCCAACACGTATATCCGTCTCTGCTCCAAGCCATAACTCAATCCTTTTCGTATTTATCGGGAGCGGGCATCTCCTCGAGCCGTATAGCCTTGATTGTCTCACGCCCCTCCAAAATAGCCTTGCATACTCGGTGATAGCCGTCTGCTATCTGTCCGTAGTTGTCAAGGATAACCGGGTACTCAAGCGATGTATCTTGTACCCGCTTGCATTGGAATATGAAGTTCTGCAAGTCCTCGGCATCAAATGCTGTACAATGCAAGTCAATGCACCACAAAGGCAGGTCAAGAATTGGATATTCCTTTGCTTTGGCGAACAGGTAGAGCGTCTCGGCTTTCCAAATTTCCTTTCCTCTTTGGAACTCACTCTCCTCAAAGGTCATTTTCCCTATGGTATCAATCACTTTCATACATTCACGATTTGCAAACACATATTTCCGTCTCTACAGACGATATTCTCCAATTGGGCTACCATAGGGCGACTGCTGCCGCCTGCCAACTTGTTTCCTTGCCGTTTGCCCAACAGCAGGCAGCCCTCGGTATCTTCCTCTGTGTTGCCCGCGTGAATACGTATGCCGCTGAAGCCCTGTACATCGCACACCGTAAGCATCTCGCGCTTGAAACGCAGCGAGTACTCAAACGTTACGCGATACGTGCCATAAGGGATTGCCGTCTTGCCTTGCACCTTGATGTCTGCTATTTCCTCCAATGTCATATCGGCACGCAAGCCTCTGTCGGTGTCCTCCAATACATCGCAGAAATACACACCGTCCACGTACAACTTCCCGAAAGTGCGTGAGGGCTGAAAGTCAATGCGTCGTAATACCAAATTCATAGCCCTACATCAATATGATACACTCGGTTATGATAGTGGCAAAGGTGGCGGCAAACGCACACACCTCCCACCAATACACGCTGCATTTCTTTGCCGTCTTGGTAACAGCGGCAATCCACCATACAACCAATACGGCAATCGGCACGATATACGCTATCCGCCAGCACACCACACAACACCATAGCAGACTGAACACCGCGGCACATTTGGCGGCGATGCTATGCACCTTGCTTTCCAAAGGACACGACCTAAAAGCAGGTGCTGCACCCACAAAGGCGATAGCCCCCGCGGCAAGGAATGCAAGAAAGGTAAAGTTCTTTTCCCAACCGCCAATGGTCTCGCTAATCTCTATCCACGCGGGCATAAGGATAATGGCTATACTCGACATCATAGCCGTGAACATAGCCCCGTAGCCTTTCCTCACATTCTGCCACAAATAGAACGTCTCCGACAAAGTCTTTGGAACGCCAAAGCAATACAAAGCCACCCCGTTATAAACGGCGAAAATCAGTAGCGCAGCCAACGCGCAAATCAAACACACTTGTATCATAATCGTATTAAATTATTTCCCGTTTCTTTTTAATAAGCCATTTTACTATTAAAGGAATTGGCTCTTTTCTTTAATAAGCAACACATCAGTGACCGTCTTACCAACTATATCCCAACCCATACGTAATGCCTATACCCACATACGGCTCGAACCTCGCTTGCATGGTTGAGGGCTGTACTCCGAGACCGTAGCCTGCCTGCAAGCCCACCACGATACTCTGCCCGAACCTGCCTTTGCGCTCTGGCTCACGCGGCAGGACTTGCGTGTTGGTGCTTGTCTTGTAAATGTCGAGGTCGTAGCCGTAGAGTTTCACGGCACGTATGTCTATGCGGTAGTCCGGGGTGCTATCCACGTAGTTTTGCGGGAAATCGGCTATAAACACCGTGTTTCTGCGCACTACCGTGTCGTATTTGTAGGTTTCCTGCAAAATAGTCCGAATAGAGCGGATTGTGTCGTGTTTGACTACCACAATGGTGTCGTAGCGGACAGACTCTGCGGGCGTGGGGCTGTTCTCTGTCCGTCTCGCGGTAAAGCCAAGCAGCCACACAAGCAACAGGAGTATTGCTACTCCCACTGCTACACGCAATATCTTAATCGGACTACTCTGCATTTTAATTCGACGACTCGGGTTCAACCTCCTCTACCGTCCAACCTTCGGGTATTCCCGAAGAACCTGTTGGATATTCCACACCTTTTGCTTTGACAAAAGTACCTGTCGAAGGAACATAAGCCATCCAGTGAGATAAGCAGTCAGTGGCAGAAATATCAGTAGCCAAGCATTTTACATAATTCAACTGTTCACAGTTTCTGAACATTCTTAAATAAGAAGAATCAACAAGAGTGGCAGCAGGCAATATTGGCGCAGTAGAGAGTGCTCTACATTCAGCAAACATTGTATCATAACAATGTTGTACGAGAGTTGTTGTTGGCAATTCTGGAGCTGTAACTAAAGCGCTACATTCGCAAAACATCTGATAATAACATGATGGAGCAAGAGTGGTAGCAGGAAGGGTGGGAGGTTCTGTAAGTGACTTACAGCCATAAAACATGCCATAGTAACAACAATCAGCGAGAGTAGTAGCAGGGAGTTCTGGAGCGGAAGTGAGAGATGTACACCCAGAGATGAATCACAGCAATAAGAATCACAAACAATTCCCAGTATTTTAGGAGTTGCTGTAATACTTCTACAATTAACAAACATGCTTTTATAACAAGAACCCTTAAGAGTGATTGCGGGTAATGTCGGTACTGTAGTTAACGCATAGCAATTTTCAAACATGGATGCGTAACATCTATAGGCGAGAGTAGTAGCAGGGAGTTCTGGAGCGGAAGTGAGAGATGTACACCCAGAGAACATTCCGTCATAATAATTAGAAGTAAGAACAAGTTCAGGTAATTGGGGAGCTGACACCAATGCACTGCAACTCTTAAAAAGATGGGCATACTTGTATTGCACTACATCTGCAGAATATAAACTGCTTACCTTACCAGACGCTTTTAACTTCCCTTTCATACTAAAGGTATAGTACCTCGCACTATTATACGAGGGAGTGGAATTCCCTCTAAAATAAACTCTGCCCCCTGGTGATAGGTAAATACCTTCATTTAAGGTATACTTTTTCCAAACATACCCATTTACGGAATACTCAAATTCACAAGATGGAGCCGATTGTACACCCCCATCAGCTAACCACACCGAAGAGAGCTCGCCATCTGCCTCAAAACAAAGATAGTCTTTAAGAGATTCAGATGATGGGTCTAATGAATAAATAGGCTCTGTTCCTATGTAGCAGTTAAACACGCCTGGGTTAGATATTATATACAAAGTGACGGGGCTCTTATTTTCAAGAGCATCATATTCTTCTTGAGTCAAAGTCAGAGTTATCAACTTCTTAGACAACTCTTTATTGATAGTAGATAGACTATCATCTATGGATGAAAGTTTTGTATCAGCGGAACTTTTGTTTTCGGCAATTTGCTTCTGCAAGGCAGAACAAAGTGAATAAAGTCTGTTGACGTGTGCCGACAGAACAACCGATGTGTCATCTTGGTTTTTGTGAAACCACTGCCTGATGCCTGTGAGTATGTTCTTGGTAAAATTATCCATGTTGCGCTATAAGTGAATCGAAGAAATCATTACACCAACTCTCGACATCTGTGGTCGTAAGTCCATAGCCACTCAATGCCTTTGGCACTTTCTCCATTTTCTTTTGACAGATATGCTCAATGGCATCTATGTCTTGATTGACGGATAATTGATAGGTGCTGTATATCCTCTCCAAATTAGCACCTATGCGCTGCTCCACACAAGACGCGACCTTGTACCCGTCAATCAAAATGTCGTTGTGATTGATACCCGCCATGATACCTCTGCCTACAAGATAGAACTTAAACGCTTCAAGGAACTTGTCGCAGAGCCACCCCCATTTCGTAGGAGTGATTACAGACACTCCGATATTGCCTTTGGAGCAGACAATCGTTCCTCCACCCCTGCGCATCATAAAAGCCTCTATGCCATGCTCTGCACAATAAGCGAGGTTGCAATCCGACTCATCGCCATAGTTGACTTCTGTATTCTCGTGAATACAGTAATACGCCTGGGGGCATTCCCCGTTGAAAATCTCAATGATATGCTCATTGAACCATTTGAGTGTTACTTTCTCCATAATTCTACGACCAAGAACTCCCGTCAAGGTGATACATATTGAATATCGTATATGAGTCAGCCTTGGCGGCGATTTTAGTTTTCACATATTCGTTGTCAGTAAACACGTTGTATGTGATTGTTACCTTTGACACTCCCTGCCCGAATAAAACACCTGTATCAAGCGTATCTCCGTAATCCTCCTCGACCGAGTTGATATAAACATTATATGCCAGCGTAGTGGCAGAGGTCGGTGTCGATGACGGAGGACCGAATATAGCAGTCGTGTATGTCTTCTGCAATTTGTTTATCGTAATAGTCGCATTGTTGCTGTTGATAAATGCCCCATCAATGCTAACCACAGACTCCTTAACGGCCAAGGCGATGCCTGTTGTTATATTATTGAATGCTTTACCTATCGTAGTAACAGAGTCCGGCAATACCATGTTGGTTAGTTGTAGCGCAGTAAATGCACCGTCTGGAATTGTCACAACATCTCCGTCAAAGACCATGGTTCCCGCACCAGCGAAAAATTCACTATCAGAGGCAAGATAATTAACATCACCAAATACTATTACAGCGGGCTCAATTTTCGAGATAGCATTATATGCAATTATATTATTCTGTGAACTTCTTTCTACTACTAAACTCCCTTCTACCTTGTATAGAACTTGCATAGAGGCAAACAATAATTGCTCTGTAGATTTCACAAGTGCCAAGAAAGGTACGCTCGTGACCTTATACCCGTCAGCATCGGCAGGAGTGTCAAAAAGTCTTATATACTCTTGCGAACCCGCGTCTTGCCTGTTGAGTTCGGCTATGACATCTTCAACAGGCACGTCACCGGCGTAAACAGGATTAACCTGCACGGTCGCCTGCTGCGAACCAACGTTCATCGGAGCCCCGCCTTGTGGCGTTACCGTGATTGTCTGTTGTCCTGTTGATACTTTCATAGCGGTTACTCCTCTCCTTCTGCGGTATTGGCTGCCATTACATTGGACGCAACGACATTGGCATAGTTCGGCTGGCAGAACAGCGTAGTCCTGTCCTTTGAGAAAATCTCAAGGTCGTACACGCCAATATCCATCGAAGCGGTGCCGTTTGGTTGGTCTGGGTCTGTGATGAGTTCCTTGTCGGTATCGGATTTCTGTTTCAGCCCGTCAGACCAAGTAAACGTAAGGGCAGTATCCACAGAGCCCGAACGCTCTGCCACGTAGCGTTTGTTCGTCGCCTTGTTGTACAGAGCGGCACAGATGGTGCTATCTGCCATTGATTCGGGAATGTCTGTCACGTTGATGTCGTGCCGTATTCCTTGGTGTATCGTCACTTGAGCCATATCCTTTTCTGCTTTCTCCCTTTCGCCAGCGGGGAGGGGGCTATGCTCTGCAACTCCCCTCCGTTGCTGACTACTCGGAACCTTAAACCTAATACCTTATGAAAAACGTAGCCTGTGTGGCTTTATTGTTCATGTTCTTTGCGCCATTTCTCGTAACGCTTTGCCGTGGTGTGGGAGATACCCATCATTCCCGCTGTCTCATATATGCCATTACCACATCTGCGGAAATAGGCAAAACGTTCCCTGTTGGCTGCTGCTGTCTGTTTGGCATCGCGGGTCTCTCGCTGGTCGGTCGCAGGTGTATCGGGGGCTTGGGCTTTCTCCTTTGCGGGAGTCTCCTTTGCCTTGGCGGCTTTCTCTACCCGCTTTCGTTCCGCCATCTCTGCAATACAATTCATGGTATTCTTAAACTCCTCAACGGCTTCACGTGCTTTCCTCTCACGCTCGGCGTTGTAGTCTTGCAGCCCTTTGATACCGCCACATAGTTCGGCATATCTGCTGTCCCCTACTTTCTCCGACTCGTCCTGCCGCCTGTTCAACTCCGCAAGGCTTTTGTAGTTGCCGTCGATACGGTTTTCGTGGTTGCAATACTTCTCGTGCAACAACGCCTGCTTGGCGTAGATGTCCTCAATGGCGTTCTTGATGTTCGCTGCCTTTACGGCGAAAATTACAATGGCTATCGCCACTATAATCGAAAGGATAATAATTGTTGCTAACATAATCGTTTTGTTATTGGTTGGTTATACGTTGGTTGTATCTTGGTTGTTGTCCTCTTTCTTGAATGTCGGCTTGCCGCTCTCAAATACCTCTTTCACCTCGTCTTCGGAGATATGCAACTTGCGGGCTATCTCCCCGACCAACGGGTTGCGTATCAGTTTGAAGAACGGCAGGTTCGGGCGGACTATCAAGATGTTTCCGCATATACTCCACGCCTCTACCGCCGCTATGATACTCGCCACTATATCCACCGCAAAGCGTACATACGTCCCCTCCTCACTACCCATGGAGTGGCTGCCCATTATCAGGTTCTCTATCAGTATCGTCATCACGAGTGCCGTGCCGTATGCGCCTATCTTGCTGAACGTGTCCCGTGCCAACTCCGAACAGGTGAACCGCCCCTGCTTGCGTGCCGCCGCTATCCCCCATACCATATCCAAGAACACGGCGGCAAACACCACCAGCAACGCCACCTTGTACCCCGCAAAGAAATTGAACACCGCTATCGCCACCGTCAGCAGAAATCCAGCAAACGTGCTTATCATCGCGTCAAAACGCTCAATAGCAGTGGTCAATATGGTAACTATAAACCTCATTCCTTGTTGTATGCCGCAAAGGTACTGCTATGTATATTCAAATCAAACACTTTTGCCAAAAGATTTTTCCTATAACGCTATAAGGGAATAAATTGCATAGAAGATATTGCTTCTTGCAAATTCTATGTTTTACAACACATTCTGCCCCAAAAGTGCAAGCGGATTTGGCAGATTAGCATTTTTACATTACCTTTGCAGTGTGAAATAAATCACGGATATATGAAACGGCAACATTTTACGGCTCAAATAGTTACGAAGAAAGGGGATGTACTCCACGCCTCGTTGGAGGTGGTGTTTTTTCGTGAAGCCCCCTATACAATAGCCTATTGTCCGGCATTAGATTTGTCTGCTGCCGCTGCCAATCAAAAAGCAGTAAAGGTGGAGTTTGAGCAGGTGTTTGCGGAGTATGCTGCAGACTGTCTGCAAAACAACACATTGAAAGAAGACTTGTTGGCGCACGGGTGGCAGTTGCGTGACGACACCTACCAAGCCCCAACTATGACGCAGATGCTGATAGGAAACCGCACACTGCAAGATATAGTGGATAACAAGAACTATCAGAAGCAGGTAATGAGTATTCCGCCAATATCCACAACACGAGCATTTGCATAATGGGGACAAAATCAAATACAAGTCTTGCGCTGTTTCGTAAGTTCTTGCTTGCAGTGGGGTGCGAATGTGCGGGAGTAAACGGCGGGCACGAGAAATGGAAACGTGACGGACTGACACGTCCCATTATTGTGCAAACACATATTGACCCCGTACCCGAATTTATCGTGCGTAACGCCTTGCGGACTCTGAATATCAGCATGAGTGATTTCTTGACAATCATCAAATCTCTATAACAAAGAAACTAATCATAACCTCTAAAAACCAATCTTATGAAACATCTTCCAATCCTTTTGGCACTTGCATGCCTTTCATTGGCGGGGTGCGAGCAACCAATTAGCGAGCAGGAGCAGAACCAACCTGTAAAACCAGCAACATTCTCACTTGTTGGGAAAAAGTATGTGTGCGAGGGTAGCAACCCATCTATCGGGTTGGACTATGTGGCGGATGTTTTGTATTTTTTCTCTGCGGATAGTATGGTGTATTACTCAACCGAATACAAGGACTTTGAATTAGACAAAGCCTTGCATTCGGATTATGCTCAATACTTACTAAACGGCTACAACATCAGACTTGTATGGGGCGACACATCATACATAAAAATTAAGAACGAAGATGTGCTACTTTGGGAGAGTACCCAACGTGAGTTCAAACTAAAAAAAGTAGTACACTACTTGACAATCCTGAGGATGTTGTCGGAGCCGCTATATAGTTGTCCCTTTGACAATCCTGAGGATGTTGTCGGCAGTCCTGCTATGATAACTTGCTGTGTTCCGCCACCTGCGCCTGTGTACAACTTGAAGTAATGCTCGTAGTCATTCGCACACAGCAGTCCGTCCAACCCTAAAATTATCTTGGGCGTGTAGGGGTATTTCTGTATGTATGTCCACACAATGGAGGTAGAACTTTGGATACAATAGCCCACCACGTTGATTCCACTCGCGGATTTGCCTATTGTGCACATCAATTTCCAGTACCCGTATGTGAGGTGTTTGGTAAAACTACCATTCGCACTTACGTATATATCACCCTGTGCGCCCGCATTTATTGTGGTTGCGTCTGATTCGCCGCTACCTATTTCAATAGTGTCACTACCATCGACTCTTTGAAGCCACAATCCTATGCTTGCTTTTGCGTTAGAAGTGTCCCCTTGGTTAGGCGTGGCTGTGATATACGCGTTTATACTATATTTTATGGTCATTTCCCCGTTATAAGCATCAAAACCATGGTAATCGCCTATTTGAAAAGTGTAGGTGTCTTGGTTGTACTGCACATAGTTGCCCGACCCTTTATAAGAGGCTTGGGTTTGCGTAGTAGGTGCTTTTGGTGCATCGGCTGAATTGCTGATAGAGCGCGGAATAATTTTCAGTTTCTCATTGCCGCTCGAATCATACATTGTAATACCTATATTCGAGGTACTGCCGTCAATGACGACCTTGCCTTGGTTGGGTACATCAATGACAGCCTGCGTGTCGCTGATTTTGAATATCCCAATCTTCCCTGTTCCGTCTTTTTTGAGCAGGGTGGTGATAGGGGTGCCGTCCTCTTTCTTGTATTCACCTGTGGTGTCGGCGGCAGCGACGGTAGCGTCATTGTAGTCTCCCCCACCCCACAAAAGGACTTTTTCGGGGTTGTCTGTCGTGCCTGTCAGTCCGCTCATGCCTGCGGTGACATTATTCTGCTCGTTTTTAAGCATAAGCACGTTGGTCATCACAAGACCGCCCGCCACCTCTGTCGTTCCCCGCATAGCGTCCGTGAGGTGCTTAACGTAGGATTGGTAGGCGGTAGGGGTGTTGCCGCGCTGTATCATCACGTTTTTCCACGCGAAAGAGCCTTGCGCTATGTTGGTGAAGGTGACGGTGATTATCAACTTGGTGCCGACGGGAAGCGTCTCGTCAAAAAAGAAACGTGACACCGCGTCTTTGGTCAGACCATTCGCTTTCAGGCGCAGGGCATTGGTCTTTCTCGTCAGTTGAATGTTGAAAGTGTATGTGCGGACATTGCTTATAACAAAGTTATCCACATATGTCCTGTGGCTGCTGCTCTGCTCGTCGTAGTCGTCAATCATAAAGGCAAGATAGCCGCGTGTGTCGGCTTCATTTTGCACGAAACCGAAATCACCGTCTTTGGTCATATTCGCCACCTTTGCCGTATCGTAATTGGCGAGGTTCCCGCCACCAACCTGCATATTGTCTATGGAGTCTTTGGCGGTATTGGCTGTAATGAAAGCGTCCATTGCGGTAGCGGACACAAGCCCCATAATCTGTATGCCATTGATAGTCCAAGTACCATCGGCGGGGAACATCAAATTAAGGTCGCTGTCAAGAGCACCCTGCACAATAGTCTTGTTGCAGGTATATACGACCACATCGGCAGGCTCGTTAATCGTCACATCTTCGCCCCAATTGGAAATGGCAAGTATCTCATTCTTATGAATCGATAACGCATCTAAATCCATACCATTAGGTATGCCCGCACTTGCCTTGAACCATACCAGGCACGAGTGCTCAAAACCGTCAAAAGGCACAGAGCCGTCTTTGCCGTTGTTCTCCGATGTGATAGCCGTCTTGTATGTGCCTTTGGACAATCCCCGCACCAAACTATTATGGATAGGGAAGCCTGTAGAGAGATAGTTCAGAGACAAATCGCCGCCAGTGTAGAGATTGACCCACTTGGCATCTTCTATATCAAAGCCGAGGTCTCGCAGTTGCTCCTCGGCGGTTTTGGCGTCTGTTGCCTTGAAACGGATATTGCCGATTATCTCCGCGCCATTACGGGCTATGATACGGGGCGGGTTGCTCTGAAAATCGATGATGAGGTTACGGTTAGCATCCTGTATCTGCTCTGTGGTGATAGTACCGCCCTCAATAGCCGTGTAGCCGTTGGTACGCGAGAAGACACGTCTGTTCTCGAACTCCGAAGACAATATACCAAGCAGCAGATACGGCACATCGTCTTCCGCCTCGCTCTTGTGTGCGTCGGTGGTCAGTAGCAGGCGTGCGGGGTTGGTGTCATCCGCTACTTGTGCAAACAGGTAGTAGGGGGTATTAGGGTCGAGGTCTGCGCCGTTCACATCTTTGGTGAGTGTAGCACCGCTTATCTCCCACAGCCCTTTGTTGGCATAGTTGATATACGGCTCTTTGGTATGCTGCAACGAGCCATAGCCCACGCGCAGGCTTGCGAACTTGTTCCCGCTATCCACACACTCAATAGACGAGGTAAATCCGAACTGATAGCGTTCATTGCCGACAAGCATCATCTCGGAGGTGATACTATCCAGCATATCCGCCACCTCATTAGCGTCCCTCCAGCCACGGCGCGAGAGGTTGATGGCACGCTGCTCCAATCCGCCCGCGGTGTGGGTAACATCGGATATGGCATTGTTCATCTCGGAGAGCGTACCCTGCATAACAGCCGAAGCCAACGAGAACTGCACGCTGCTCGGTGAGGTGAGTTTATAGGAGTAGCCAATAACGCGGCTGATAAACGGCTCGTCTCCGAACAATTCCGACGACACTTGCATGATAGCCCCGAAAGAGACGGTATGCTGCATAAACGTAAACGGCTCGGAGGTGCATTTGACTTCGGGGCGGGTGTTCTGCAAATCCAACAACTCCTCGTAGGCGCGTTGTGCGAGGTCTTGCTTGGCGAGTGAGACAAACTCCGCTGGCATCTTCATATTGAACAACGCGAATTGGTCGCCAACGTTGGGCTTGAAGTTGCCGCTTGGTATGAGTGTTCCGTCCTCAATGGAGCCGTCTGCTACGATGGTGAATTTAAGGCTGTAGCCTGTTGAGCCTTGGTCTTTGTGGGTCTTGTTGGCTATCTCGAACTCCCGCCCGTTGAGGAAACCGCTCTCAAAGCGGACGGACAAAGTAGTAGCCTCCTCTATACGCAGCGGGAACATTCCATTTTGCGCAAGGTACTCTTTGGTGTAACGTGCGTCCACGGCTATGCCCTCACACGTGTATTCGGGAACGGTCTCTCCGTTCTGCCGCTTGTTCTTCACCTCTACCTTGGTTATCTTGAAATGACACTGCGGATAGATGTCGTTGTAGAACTTGGTCACCTCTATGCCTGTGTTTACATTCGGGTTGCTAATAGCCCCGTGCGCGTCCGTGGTGATAGTAGTAGCGTTCTCTCCGTTCTTGTCGTGCACGTTATAGGTGGTGCTCGGGTCAAGACGAAGACGCTTGCCGAAAGTGGATTGCATCTGTGTAGTCTCGTCTATACCCACAACGGATATGCCCGACATATTGCGGTCTGCTCCGTAAGGCACAATCACCTGCGGCACATCAGACCACGCCTGTGCATACTCCACGCTTTTCAGCCCTCCGTTGAGATACGGACGGGCAAAACGGTCTGTGCCGTTGTTCTCCCATTCGTAGTCAGACAGCACTTGTGCGGTGTCCGCGCTCTCACATTTGGCAAAATGGAGTGTGCAACTATGGCTTGCGTCCTCGGTGATAAACCACTCCGTATCTTTGCCATCTTCGGTGTAGGCATTAGCCACCGATGTGCATACATTGGCTATGTTGTCCCCACTGAACGAGAACGATACCAACTTGGTATTGGGCGTGAGTTGTACACCGTCGGGTTTGGCTCCGTTGGTAAACTTTCCATTGACAGCAATGCTTGCCAGCATATCCTTATAGTGAGAAGCAGGCAAACGATTGGCGGCTTGCTCGATGGAGCCTATGATGATTTGGTAGAGGGTCTCCAATGTGCCGTTGATACTTATCTCCGGCTCGTCCCATGTCTGCTGTGTGCCGCCCGCTCCTTTGACTACCACATGGCGGTAGCATATTGGCTTCGTCAGCATATTGGCAAGAGAGACAAACTTCACATCATAGGAATAGTAGGCGGAGGACACCTGTTCCTTGCCGTCTATCGTTTCTTTGAGACAGCCGTTAGGTGTAGGGCGGTAGGTCTCTTTGAGGAAGAACGTCTGTCCGTCATACTCTATGAAAGCATAGGTGTCGAACACGACCTTGTTGGGCAGTTTGAACACAAGGCGGACATAATCGTCGCCCATGAGTTTGGCACTGCGCTCGCAGGAGTTGGTAACGGGAAATTCGATACTTGTCTTGGCAGCGTCCGAATAATACGCTTGCCCTTGGGGGTTGTAGATACGGATTGTTTCAATAGGGTCTGTCATACGGCTCTGTTGTTAGGATTGGGTTCTGTGAATTTGAGGGTTACAAGGGCGCGTCCGTCCAAACCGAAGTTGGAGTACGAGGACACTCCTACATATACCAACCGATAGGTACGGTCAAGTTCCGCTATGTGCAGTTCGTTCACACCCGACGGACTGCTGCCGATGTACTTGCCATTCATCAGCACGGCGGTGAGGTTGTCGAGTTCCCGCTGCAAGTCCACGACGGACGCGGCACGCATGAGGAACGGAATACTCAAGTCCTGCTTGGCTACCCTGCGTTTAGAGGGGGTGGCAATAACGGATATGCCGTGCGAGGCGGCATTGTCATTGGTTACAAGTGCCTTGTAGGCGGTAGGCTTCATCAGCGCGTTCAGCGTGCCGTCCAACGCGGTGAGATGATAGCGGGCTATGTCCTGCCCGTTGAGGGATATATGCAGTTTCATACCTTGCGGATTTTAACGATACTACGGTTGTCTTGGTGAATGATATGCGCTTGGCTGTTGTCTTTCTGCCGTACACGTATCATGGAAGCATAATAGGCGACAATAGAGCAGTAACTGTCGTCTTGGAGGGTGATATTACACAGCCCTGCCTTGGTGACGATGAGACTGATGTTTGAACGCCCGTAAGCAACGATGGGAGTTGCGGGGTTGGTGACGGACACCACGCGGTCTATGTAGCAGCCGCACGCCTCCGCCTCGTCTCTGTAGTCTGCGAACCACTTGCGCACCCAATCTATCTTGGGGATAGACTTGTATGCGAGAAACGCGCTGTACGTGTGTAGCACATTGATAAACTCCTGCAAGGTGGCAGCACGGTTGATGTCTGCGATACTCTCCTCGCAGAGTTCGTCTTGGTAGGCGGAAAGCAGGTCTGCTTTCATCTGTTGTAAGTATTCGGTTGTCATAACTTGGACGTATTCTGTTGTATGGCTTTCAGTCTGTCGTTGGTGTCCGCAAGCAGAGCGGTGTTGTCGGCTATCACTTGGAGTTGGTCTAACTGCTCCTGTGCCACTTGGAGGGCTATGCCGGAGTTGTACATCAGTGTTTGCAGGCTCGACACCTGTAGTTTGCTGTCCGCGCCCAACTCCGCAACGGCGGTAACAAGCGTCTGTGCGGCTTCCACTACGTTTGCCCCCTCTATCTGCAAGGCGGTAAAGCGGGCGTTGAGGGCATCGGCGGTGTCCTGCGTCATCTGCCCGAACCCCTGGCTGCCCTCCGCGTCCGCGTCATCCAGCAGACCGCGCTCGGACATGAGGTCGTAGTATTTCTCTGCAAGATACTTGGCTTTCTCCGACTGCGCATCAAACTCCGACATGATATAGTCTATCTCGGATTGTGTGAGGTCGCCGTTTTTCGTCTTTTCGTTCAACTCCTTGAATACAGGGTCGAACATATCCTGTATGGCGAGCGCGAGTTGCTGTTTCATCATGGTACGCATGAGGTCGTCCATGGTGTCCTCCCATACATCACTTATCCCCTCTTTGCCTTGTGCGAAACCGTCAATGAGCGCGTCTGCAAGGCTCTCGGAGAATGACTTGAGGTTGGTGCCCGACAAGTCTTCGAGGAGTTGGTTATACTGCTCGCGCTGGCTGTCTATAAGGTCGTTCTCGTCGTCTTTGAGGTCGTCGAGTTGCTCTTTTGCGTCCTTGGCTTTGTCGGAGTCCTCTCCGTACTTGTTCTTCTGCCGTTCATAGAGTGCATTGGCTTCCTGTACGGCTTTTTCCTGCTCTGCAATGATGTTGTCGTAGTCCTTTGCGGACTTGGCAAGCCCTTTGTAATACTCCGTACCGCTCTTGTCCTTATATTCACGCTCCAATTCTTGGTGTCGGCGTTTGAGGTTATCCACTTTCTCCGTCTGCTCGTCTATGGCTTCCTGCATCTTGGCGGACTCCGTGAATTGGCTGGCTATCTTGACAATAGCCATAACGGCTTGCACTGCCATTGATATTATTGTCAGTATCACAGACGCTTTCTCCACCGTGGATATGCTCTCCGATGCCATGAAGGCACTCATAGACATACCTTTCATTGTGCCTTGTGTCAGAGAGGCAATGGAGTTGATTGTCTGCTCACCAAAGGAAGCCACATCGGACATAGTACCGAGGGCTTTCTTTGCCTTTTGTGACAGTACTCCTCCAAAAGTGTCTGCAATAGCATCAGCCGACTCCTTGACGGCAGCGAAACTATCTGCAAGGGCAGTCGTGGTGCGTCGGGTGGCTTGCATCTTCTTCTGCGACTTGGTAGAAGCACTATCGGTAGCATTAGCCGCTGCGCTCTCCGCCTTGGCACGTACCTGTGTCAGTTGGTTGAGGTTCTGCTGGGTAGAGGTCAGTTGCTGGTCAAATATCGCCTGCCGTTCCTTGCTCTCTGCTATCTGCTGTTCGAGAATGGTGCGCTCCCGCAAGAGTTCATTCTTCTGGTCTTCTGTCAGACCATCTGCGTTAAGTTGTGTGTTTACATCGGTGAGTTGCTGCTCGGCGGTGGCTTGGAAGTCTTGCTCGGCAGTGATATTGGCTTGGGCTGTGTCGCGTGCTTGGGTGGTGCTCTGTATCTGCTGTTCTACCTTTTTGATGAATTGGTCGTAGATAGCCCGCACCTCCTCCATAGCCTTGCCTGCCACGTCAGCACCGAGGTTGGCAAGGTCTTCCACCCACTTGGTATCTTCGCCGCCGATGTTCGTGTCGCGATTGACAATAGCCTGCGCCCTGTCACGCTCCACTTTGGCTGCCGTCACATCTCTGCCGATGGCGGTGTTGTCGCCGTATTGGGACAGGTCGGCATCTTCGGCGAGACCATACTGCGCACGTATGTCCGCCAAACGCTTCTGATACTGCTCCTCCAGCGTGATTGTCTGGTCGAGGTAAGAAGTGAAACGGTCAAGGCGTGTATTGTAGTCCTCCGCATCTCTTGCAGCATTGCGTTGCTGCTGTTCCAATGCTGCAATATCTTGCCATTTCTGCTGTATGTCGAACAACTGCTGCAGTGTCTGCGCGTTCAACTTCATAGCAGACAACTCATCGGCAGAGACTTTCTGTATATCTCCGCCTGTGCTTTTCCACAAGGCTTGCACCTTGGATATGGTAGCAGTATCATCTACCACTCCGAGCATTTCATTCGTGGTATTCTTTTTGTTCTCACGCTTTGCACGATTATCCTCCTGCTTGCGTATCTTCTGCGTGATAGCCTGCTGCTCGGCAAAAGAGGTGGCACGGTCTAACTGCGTTTTGAGGTTGGACTCGTCAATGGTGGCTTGGAGATTGATTTTGTTGTCCTCGGTATCTTTCCGCCACTTTGCCAACTGCTTGTCTGCTTCTTCGAGTTTGATGCGCGTCTGCAAATCAACCTGCTGCTTGCGAGTGGCAAACGTGCTATTCGTGCGACCGTTATTTTCTTTTCTCCACTGCTTGTACTCTTGGTCTATCTGTTTCTTTTGCAGTTCACCTTCCTCGATGATACGCTGACGTTGGTCGTTGAGTTGCCCAATCTCTATATTCTCCTGCTCATTGGCGAGTTTCTGCGTGTCAGAGAGTATCTTTTCATTCACAGATTTGGTGACAACCCACTTGCGCCCCGTGGCATTCTCATAGACTTCCGTGAGACCATTTAAGGCACTGATTTCTGTTTCAAGTAGTTGTTTGTTGTTCTCGCTTGTATTGGCGGCGTAAGCGTTCTGTGCTCTCTGTACGGCTTTTTCTTTCTTCTCTATTGCAATAACAATGCCAGCAAGTGTGTCGCCCTTATTGTTAGGGTCGTTGTTCGCATTGTTAATTTTATTGTTTACGATACGTAGTGCATCGCCATACTGCTCAAGAGCAACTTTTGCACGAATAAGAAGCACCTCTTGCTGTCTCAACTGCGTTTCTTCCTCTTTTGTGCGCTTGTTGTTTTGAGAAAGCATCGCAATAGACTTCTCATAAGTAGCAATATAACTTTCCTGCTGTTCAACATTCTTCTCTAATTGTTTTGCCTGCTCGTTGAGGTCTTTCGTAGATAATGTAATCTTTGTTATATCAATCCCTGTGAGTTCTTTTTGTGCGTCCTTTATGGCGGTTTCTTGGTTGTTCATAGCCTCAACAGCAGCAGATACTGCTCTTGGGTCATACCCGAACCCTGTGGTTGGCTTGGAGACAAAACTTTTGTTTGATGAGTATAGATTTGCGTTTTTCTCTATGTTATCCTCAAGCCCTTGTATTTGGTCTTTGGCAGTCTGTTCTTTTTGATTGGCATAATACTCTTTGAGTATCTTTTGCAAATCTTCCACTGATTTCGCCGCAATCTCACCAGAGGACATACCTTCAAAAGCAGGACTTTTGCTTAATTTGATTCTTGCAACTGCTAATGCCTCAGTACTTGCAGTTTCGTCTTTCAATGTTCGTATCTGCTCATTGGCAAGACGCTGCTCATCTTCCAAGGCACGAACACGGTCATCGTAAGCATCATTGAGTTTCTCAACCTCTGTCCTGCTATCCGAAAAAGCCTTTGTCAGCCCGACGATTGCAGTAACCGTGGTTATCAATACTGTAGCCAAGGCGATATACGGGTTCTTCATCGCCGTGATATTGAAAGCCTGCTGTGCCGCTTTAAGCAGCCCCAACTCATTGCGGAACATACCTATCAGTCGGATATTCTCCACAAGCACGGTCGCGGACTGAATGGCGCGAGTAGCAATAAGCACAGCCTTATACTCCCCATACATCAGTATGAGAGTAGCCAATGCCTTGCCTATCTTTTCATAGTTATCAACAAGGCTGCCTGCTATATCAATGCCACTCTTGAAAGTGCCTTGCAACTTCTCCCCTAACTCATTCAACATATTCGAGAAGTTATCCTCCAATTGTCCCCACGAAGCAGACAGGTTATCCATCTGCGACATCATCAGACCGCCGAACTTCTCGCCGTCACTCGTCACGTGATTGAGCACTTTCTGCAACTGCTCAAAGGTAATGGTACTGCCATTGACGGTCTCATTCATCTTCTGCAGTTCGTCTTTCAGCACAATGCCAGCAGATGCCCATTGCAGTAGTCCATTAGAATCTACTCGACCAGTACTCTTTGCCTTGTTGTAGAGGTTGATATATTGCTCAAGCGGTTTCTTGGTACCCGTGGCGACATTAGACAACTGGTCTATCACGCCTATCAAATCTTCGGTTGCTGTTCCATACGCCATCAGTTGAGTACTCGCCTCGGTAAGGTCGGTAAACTCAAACATATTCCAATAGGCATAATCCTGCAACTGCTTTGTAAACTTGACGGCTTTTTCCTCCGAGCCAAGGAATACCTTCATCGTACTCTCCAAGTCTTGCATAGAGGCACGCACGTCATATATCTTCTTTGCAAAAGATGTAAGCCCTGCCGCTCCGAATGATACGCCTGCAAGTGAGGCAAAGCCTTTTAGTTTGCCCATCACCTCGTCAATCCCGACACCCGACTGCTTGGCTGCATCATTCAAACCATCAAACGCTTTTTGCGATTGCTTGAGCGACGCTATGAGTTGTGAGTTGTCTCCTGTCTGTACAAAATGTAGTCCTGCCATACTATTTCCTTTTTTATGTGCAATCCGTGAACGAGGAATTGTACCTCTCCGCTATTTATCGACCTCTCCTGTTACCTCTCCTGCGTTGTTTTGGTCACTTTTCGCACTATTCTTGCCTATTCTTGCTTGTTTTGGGTTTGTTTTTGGGCTGTTTTCGTCGCTATCGGGCTGTTTTTGTTCCATTGTAGCGGCTTTTTCTGCGCCATTGGTAGTTTGTTTGTCTTGTGATTTTGATGCGCGTTTGCCAAACATAGACGCTATCAGTTTTTTGTTTGCAGGGTCATCGGCATTGATGTATATGCCATCGGTGGAGACATTCATTTTCTGACGCTCCTCTTTGGAGAGATACATCGTTGTTATGGAGTCTGCCAGCATTATATTCATGGTAATGACAGATATGCCCCACACCGTGTAGCCGACTTGCCAGCCATAGCGTTCCGATGTGTAGTCAAGCAATGAACCGAATACACTGCGCCCGCCGAATGTAACAGAACTGCGGTCTTTGTTCTTGAAGTCGTTTATCTTGGCTCTCTGCTGGGCTTCTTTATCGAGATTGAAATGCTTGATGAGTTTGTCGTGCCACGACTGCCAATCCAAAATAGGGAGTATGAGAGCAACAAGTTCCGGGGCTGTGAGTTCTTGGAATTGGGACAGCCTTTCACGCATCATATCTTCGTTAAGAATATCAGACCTGCGCTTGAAAGTGTGCATGGCAATGAGATGCAGTATCTCGCACCTCTTTTCGTGTGCAAGACGTAGCATTTCCAAGGTATTGTCTATAGCCATCAATTCTTTGCTGACTGATAACTCCTTGAAATACCTTGCTGATAACATAGAAACGCCGAGAGATGGCGGGTATAGATAAAAGAAACGCCCCGACAACTCAAAGCAAATGGGGTTTTCCGTGATGGTATCTACCAATATCTTTTCTATCTCTTTGGCGTTGTCTTGAGTTGGCATACAGGTGATATTTCTAATTCGTTGTGAATGAGGTAGGACTCGAACCTACAATGTCTCTGTAAAGAGCGCGTTTTCCCGTTTCCGCCACTCATTCGGGGTGCCAAACCTTGCGCTTCCCAGCGATTGCGTTTGGCGGTGTAAGTAATAAGACACAAAAAATTAACAATGACCAGTGCGAGAGACGGGACTCGAACCCGCATAGGCGACAGACCAATGCACCTCTTGCCATTATCCTTTAGGGAGTACTCTCGCATAAACATAGGGGATTATCCCAGCCCCTATGTCAGAATTTACGCAGCACTGGACTCGTCTTCGGCTTTCACCTCGACGAAAGCGACTGCCGAGATATTGCCGCCGGACTCTGTGGGAGTTACCGTACCGAATTGGCATTGAGCATCTCCCGAGTCATTCGACAGCGCATCTACCGTAACATCATACAGCACACCGTCTGCGGCTGTGAAAGATGTCTTGACAGATACATGCGATTTCAGAATTTGAATACCGGGGCAGGCAGGGTCTTCGGGTACTACCCAAAAAGAGTGATTGCCAGAAACGATACCGTCTTTCTCGCTAAACGGTTTCTTACCGTTCTTGAGACCTCGGATTTGGAACTTGAGTTGGAAAGTTGATTTGTTGTAGCGAACATCTTCAATCTCCCCGCCCTCAATCTTCGCCTCGGTCTTGTCACCCTCCGTTGTTTCAAGAGAGGTCGAACCCTCGACAGGAGTGTGCAACTTGCGATACTTGTTACTGCCTTCGGGCTTTGTGATGATTGTGGGTTTACCCCATGAAAGTAACGACATATTTCCTAATAATTTTGATATAACAACTTGTTATTGATGATATGCTCCTCACCCGTATTAGAAGCAAGGACGCTTTGAGAGTTCAAAGTAATACGATACGTATCTCCGATAATGAGTGCGAATAACTCCTTGGCGATATTGCATAGCACACGGAGACGTTTTGTATTCTCCTCTTTCTGAACGACCGTCTCCCCATTAACAGGATAGGGTATATCCAAGTCGGGGACATAGACATTCACATTGACGTATGCTTGCTGTATCTCCGTGTTTTGGCTTGCGAGAACCGATATGACAATATCCTCATTGACAGAGTTCGCAGGACGAATAGTCTTGCTCACTACGCCGTTGATTTCTGTAGCAAGCGCGGAGTCTGCCACAGCACGATATACATCGTCTTTTATGTCAATATCAGTCTTCATAACTTTAACGCTTTTACTCGTTTCATTATTCGCGATTGAGCCATCTGCAGATACTTGTCTATCTGTGCGTCTGCCCATAGTTCGGTACTTGCTAACACATCTTTCGTGTCTATAGCCTCTACGTTTTCGGCATAACTCATACCTGCTACTACGATTAGGGCATAAGTACGTGTGTATTGCGACACCAGTTCTTCGACAAGTTTCTTTCCTGCGGCAGAGCCTTCACTGCCTTCGAGGACTTTATTAAACTGCGACTCAATGGCTATCCGTCCTTTATCGGAAACTGCATAGCCGATTGATGAACGCAGGTTACCCGTGTGGTCTATCCAACTTTCTGCCGCCGACCTGTCACGTATGCGCAAAACACATTTCTCACCCAAGTAGGACAAGACTCTAATAATCTCCTCGCTAATTATCTTCGCAACATTGTCATAGTATGCCACTATTGCAGTTGGGGTGAAATTGCTTTTTATACCCATACCTTTGCTTGCATCTGATAACGTGTGAAACCGAGAACGGAAAAATCATGGTAAACAGGCTCTCCGTTTTCGGACATTACCAATCTTACATGCTCACCAATATGATAGGTGCGGCATCTCTTGTCAAGGTAGATTGTGAATGTGTAGGTCTTCTTCTCCCCGTCTTCAAACTGATGTTCATTAGCCTTGCCTGCGGAAACCGCATCGCACGGCTCCTCTGTATCAATCTCCTCAACACCCTCTACCCAATCGCCATTCTCATCGCGATAAGGCGGAGTGGTCTTGAAAGACTGCAGTTTGAATTGTTTGAGAGTTAGGACTGACATGCTGCACTACCCAAATAGACCATAGGCTTCTCTCCTAATGCCACAGGCTGTTCTCCTATCTTGTTGTATAGGGTATTAACCTTTTTGAGGATAATATCCCTATCAGCAAGACTGAACGACTTGTCTGCTTCATTGAAGTTCGGAGCCTCAATCAGAGAATACAAACAGTCAGCAGTCGCACCGATAAACTCGTCGGAGCGGAGAATTTCTTGAGTAATTTCGTCATCTCCGTCCAATCCGCGGGCAAGGATTTTGTTATCGACAAAACCGTCACTAATCGGATAATGTATCTCATCTATCAATGCCTGCTTAACTGTTCTCATATCACTTTAGATTTCAACATTTACGCTTTAGCACTTGCAATGGCCGCCATCAAGCCAGCCTCTTGCTCGTCGCTCAATTTATTGATTGCCTTAATCACAGCCGCGTCTGTTGCATTGGCACGTACACTTACGCCTTCAATGGCATTGAGAGCGGCGATAACAGCAGACTTGGTGTACTTGTTACCTTTGATGGTGATGTACTGGTCTGTCGAGTCGCTTTTCTCCGCGTCCTCATCTACCGCCTCGGCATCGTCGAGGTCAAGCATGTAGATTTGGTCAACGTTCTCAAGCACAGGCAGCACAAGCGCCTGACCTGCTGTGATTTCTTGGAACGGGTCGGTCTCGCGATACCTCGAAATGAGTTTGTATTGGTCTATCGTTTGGTACGATACGCCATCTACACCCTTACGAGCCTCTACAAGAGTACTCCATACCAAAGCACCCAAATCCTCTGTGGTCAGATAGACGATGTGCTTTGCGTTAAACGGCTTGACGGTAGTCTGTACGCCATTCTTCTCAATACGCACGGGACGGTCTATCTTGAGGAACGTGATACCGTTGTTGTCATCGGCAAATGCCTCGTCAAAGGCTTTTGCAGTAGGCACAGGCAGGTTGCTTGCGTCTGTGAATACCAGACCGCGGTAGTTGGCTACCAACTCCTTAGCCCATTGCGTCTGACGCAACTTGTTGTAGGTGGAGAGAGCAATGGCAATTCTCGTAATAGCGTTGCCGTCATCACTTGCCTTTGCAATAGGACGGCGAATGTCATCATACGAGATAGCATCCTTGTCCTCTACTCCAAACTTATTGTCGTCCAAGAAACCGAAGTTTACGCGCAAGCCGACACCCGTGTTGTCCGCGTCCTCAACAAGGATAACGCCGTTGGACAAAGCCTTCAGGAAGTTGTACTCGTTCTTCTCGTCAATACCGACGGAGCAAGCGAGTGCATCGTCCACAAGACGCTTTGCGATGTCGTTAAACTTGGCGTTCTGCGCAATCATGATATTGAGAGCATTCAACTGCGTCTCTCGCATAACTTTCTTCATACCGACTTTCGGCAACACACCGGAAGCGACTTGAATACGGTCGCGCTTCTTGAGAGGAAGCGGGGAGTCCATTGCTACCATGTCAGCAGCAACGAAGTTCGTGTTTACGGTCGCACTGTCCCACTTCTGGTCAGCCGAATACTCGGGGCGGAGCATCGTCTTATGATAGTAGGTGAGATTAGCATTGCGCTTCTCATTGACAGTGGTGATGATACGTTGCAATTTCGGGAACACCCGATTAGCATACTCTGCAAAAAGTGAAGGTTGCATAATTTAGGTCTCCTTTCTTTAGTCGTGCATAAATGTAATCATCGGCAACGCCGTCTTCACTGCGGTGAGCATATCACCCGTGATAGGATAAGGCATAGCCTTGTCGTTGATTTCACCTGCGTACATAATGCCTACCATAGCGCGGGAGGCGGGTACGCTGTTTACTACGAAGCCAACATACTCGTGGCTTGCAGGCAAACTGCCGTATGCAGTATTGCCGGAGTTCAAAGGCATAGGCTTGTAGATGTCATTCACGGTGTCGCGAATAACCACATGCCCAGCCCTTACTGCTGAAAGCGGGAAACTGGAGGTGTCGAGTGTACGACCACCCTTAATCCCTGCACCATACTGACGGATAACAACGGAGTCCATTCCGTCGTCAAACATCTCAGTAGGGTTCATCAAATCGGCTTTTGCACCCATATTCTTTTAGTGGTTTAATCAGAACAGACCCGCCACCGCATCTGCTTCTGCATCGGTTATTTCTTTCATTTGCGCGCCCTTACTACCTGCGGATGGCGGTGCTCCCAAAGTCGATAAGCCTTGGTCTGCACGTTCTTGGTTGTAGGACTTGAGGTCTTCCTGCGCATCAGCAAGGAACTCTTCAAACTCGGCATCGTCTTTGAAAGACATGCGGTCAAAAGATTTCAACAGGCGTTCACCATACTTGCCAGAGTCTTTCAGAACACTTTCCAAACGTCCGCGACGACTTGCGGTTGCTTTTTCAGTCTGCATTGCTGCAAGTTCCTGTCTCATCTGGTTGTTAGCATCAATGATTGCCTGCGCCCACGCGGGAACACTATCGTCTCCGTCTTTCTTCGTCTTGCCCTTGTCGTCACCATCTTGCGGGTCTTTCTCATCACCGTCTTTGTCGGGGTGAGACTTCTTCCACTCGTTGATTACTCGGCTCGACGCTTTCTGACTGAGTTTGAGGAATGGTAACGCTGCATCTACTGCTTTCGATACGGCTTCTGCCACTTCCTCCTCCGAGGCTGTTTCGTCGATGGTGAGATTGCCGGAGATGTTTTCGGCAGCACTCTCTACCTCATCACCACTAAACCCGAGTGCCTTCGTCTTCGGTTTTAGGTCTTTTAAGACTAATGCTTTTATATCCATACAAAATGTTAGTTTTGAAAAACGCCACAAAGGTACTATGACGTATTTATTATTCAAACACTTTTGCAAGAAAAAAATGACTTGACAATACATAAAAAGCAGATATGGAGTTTTTGCCACATCTGCTTTAGTGTTATATTCGTAGTGGAGATTACAAAAACATCTTCATAATCTCATCATCGGGCATATAGTTGCCATCGTGAGGATAGAATGTGTTGGCAAGAGCGTCCATGTAGTCGGGAGAGCGTTTAATCTTCTTCTTGATGTCGTCTTTCTTTTCTATGGCAATAGCCCCATTGCTCATAAAGAACCATTTGGTAGATGTACACTCCTCCATCAGTTTCTCACAAGGCGGTAATGCTGCGCCAAAACCGTTTTTCGGATTGAGCCAGTCACGTAATGCCCAATAGCAATAAGCACGCATATTGGCAAAGGAATACTCACCTGTGATGTCATGCAGTTTATTCGCCCCCTCCGAATACTTGCACGAATAAGCGTTTTTGTAGTCCAACTCCTGCAAGCGGGAGAATACGCCAGCCCCCTCGCCTATCGTATCAATAAATGCCTTTGCTTTCTTGTCCCGCAGGTAGGGGGTAATCATTCCGACAACGTGCATGTGGTCGGCATGTCCTGCGGACTGATGTACCCTAATCTCATCTACATAATTGCCGTAGCGTGGAACAAGTACGCTACTATCACGCCCCATACCTGCCACATCGACCCCGAGACGGCATTTCTTTGTAGGCGTGTAGCCTTCTGCACGAAGTTCGTTCCAACGTTCATTGGCAATCTGTATCCATTCGTAAGGTATAAGAGAGTCCTCCGATACTTTTGGGAACATTCCGAGCACCTTAACACGGAACAAGTCATTAGGACGATACAACTTGCCCTCCCACTTGAAATCTCCTTCTCCTTCGTTAAAGTCAGACGCTTGTATCAAACTGCACCACGTCTTCACCTTGTCGCTAACCCAATCGTAATCCACTTGACCGGGGATGACATTCTGCTTTGACACGACATTCTCGGCGTTGAGCGAACTCAATCGGAACTTGACAAAACGGTCTGACTGCATTGCTTTCGCAGCATAGCCTGTGGTCACGTTTGGGTTGAATACGATAAGCAGCCGAGAATTACCCTGCAAGTTTCCCTCTATGGCGTTATAGGTGATGTCAGATATACCTGTTGCCTCCGTGACAATGAACATCGTATTGACGGCGTGAAAACCCGACCAAGCCTCGGTGTTGTCTTCGGCGGACTTAAAGCCTGTTAGATACCACTCCTCATAGTCTGTACGAATACCAGACGACAATAATCTGCCCGGCAGAAACGCCGCCTTTTTGTACAAGCGCGAAATCTCGGGTATCATAATGTCAGTTACCTGCCGCCCGGTTGGCGCAGTCATGGCTACTTTCGTATTCTTGCAAAGATTGCCTTTGCTATCGAACTCTGGAGTTAGGTATAGAAAGCACATGGCAGCGCAGGCAGAGATATAGTCCTTGCCTCTCGCAGTACCCGAAGAAACAGCAACCATCTTGTTGTGCTGAACTGCACTCAAAATGGCTTGCTGCTCCTTGTCAAGTCGCGCATGCAATACGTCGCTGGCAAATGTATTCCAATCATTCCGCCAACGTCGCATATACATCTGTGCCTTCTCGCGTTCTGTCATTCTTTTACATCATTGGGCAATGATTTCATCAAGTCTATGAACGGGTTGGTATCTACAATATGCTCTGTCGCTTCGACATATCCTCGCTTCTTGCCTTTCGTTTTCAAGAAGAAGAATATGGATGCCTCTTTCCCTTCCATGATATTCTGTTGCAGTTTTGTTTCTGCCATATCAAGTAAAGAGTCCTGCTCTAATTCGATAGCCTCCTTAAATGTCGGATTATTCTCAAGCCACTTGTAATAAGCACGGCGGCTGATTGCAACAGCCTTACATGTTGCAGACACATTGCACGCACAACGAGAAGCAAAAGCCTCTATGAATAACTTCTGCTTCTTGTTCAGTTTTTTAGACGTATTGTCTATTTCTTCTTTCTTTTTACCCATAACTTAAAATAGGGTAGGACTGTCATCGTCGCGCCGTCTGGCAACCATATAGCCTTCGTCTGTGACAGGAATATCCTCCCTGTCAATGTCACTCCCGACTTCATCTACTTGCCATGCTCTACGCTCCAATTCTTCCTCTCCTTTTATTTTGTTTGCATTACATATCTTACAACTATCCGTATAGAAAAATCTCAATCCTCGTCCCATTGCCTTTCCTCTGCGGGTGTGCATATCAAACACATAGTCTTTGAACTCCATACGGCGATATTGTTTAGTATTCTCATTCCAATACACCGTGATTGCATGGTCACAATAACGAGATTTCCTACTCCGTACCAAGCAAATGATTGCTTGAGTAAATGGCAGTTTCATTGCTCCATAATCTTTCATCTTACGTAAGAACTCAAAAGACTGATGCAACGCCATTACTTGTACTATACAACTCGGCTCTCCAAGTCCTACATCTTCGCTACACATGATAATCATTCGTTTCCAAACGTAGTCTTTGTAGTTGCTTTCATACAACTCAATCCCCCAATACATAGCATCTTCTTCCTCTCCTCTACGAATAGCCTTTTGAAATGCACTGGCTACCTCAAAGAAGTCATACTTGTGAACAGTCAATAATTGCTCCATAATCTTTTGCGTTTAATAGTTTTTTAGTTTGTTTTTTACATCTGTAAAGTTACGAAAATTATATGATGTACGAAAGCCATTAAGCAATTATTTTTCAATTAGATACATTATTTAGTAAGGGATTACCAACGTCCTTTGAAACTCATTCTTACGCTTGGATAGTTTTGTATCGCTCTTTAGACGAATTGCCTCACCAAACATCTTTCTCAAAAACAACGTATCTTCTTTTTCTTGTTCCGTAGTGCGTATGTTTGCGCACCCGCCAGTATTTCCGAAAGTCTTTACACCAACTGCACTAAACCTTTTATCTATCCAGCAGTATCTATGTATATAGGCGTTGTACGCAGAAATCCAATAATCTTCAGATACTTTAGCCATTTCGTGGAAAAACAATTTAGAGCCTTCCAACAAACCTATATCTCCATTCACAACTCCATTCAGCCAAATAGGCTGCATTTCGTTGTAGGCAAGTGGATTTGTTTCTTTACTTATTCCAAACAAGTAACAGCCTGCGAGTTTGGCACAATTGCCAATATACTGAACAACATCGTATGCCTCATCAGCATCAAGAACTGTATTTTCTCCTTTCTCCACATATAGTCTTCCGATATTCTTAATATCATCGTCTATCATAAAGACGTTTGGGTGGTGCTCATAGATGAACTGACGTTTCAATGTCAGCCCTTTCAAACTATCGGGGTGGGTGAGTATTTCGATGTTCGGATTGTGTAAAGCGTAATCGGCAGCCTCTGCTTCCGGCACACATAAGATGGCGTGATTTATAGCCTTGGTGGTTAAGACTCTGTCAGCCCTGCCCATTGATGGTATGACTATTTTTATATCAACACTCATTTACTTCTTCTCCCATTGTTTTCGGAAATGTTCTACATCTATTACCATCGCTTTCCCTGTTCTACTATTCTTGTAACTCTGCGCTTTGCCTATACCAAGTACAGTTTCGAGAAAGGCGGTGTCGGTCTCATTGTGCGACACGATAATCACAGCATCGTGTTTCTCGGAGAATTTAGGCACAAGAGGGTACGCGCAATCGGCATTTGTCACGCTATTAAATTGTTGCTCAAAATCACTAACAAACGATGTCAATTCTTCGGAACGAAAACCAACATCTTCCAGCATTTCCTTTGAAAAGTGGATAGCCAAAATTGCTTGGTCTATGCTTGCAACGTTCTTGGAAAGACGCACATTCAATTCCTTTTCTTTCTCGGCGTTCAGATTAACGGTAACGCACGGCAATGTAGTATATCCGAGTTTCTTTGCTATACGCAATCGCTGATGCCCGCCGACAACAATATTATACCTTTCAGGATTAACATTGATAATGAGAGGGTCAACAACTCCAAAACGCTTGATGCTTGCCTCTATATCTGCTTCCTCTTTGGGAGAACAAGACTTGGGATTGTATTCAGCGGGAATTAACTCATCTACACTTTTGTAGATTATCTCTAATTTTTCTTTCTCCATAGAACAGATATTTTGTGGATTATATGGTACGACTTTTGCATATAAGGCTTGAAACCGACTGCATTCATTATAGCATACATAAAGTGCCTATAAAACCGGTCGAACACAAACAGGTAAAAACTTGCAAATGCTATATATATAAACGGACAGATTGTGTACGACAGCAATATACTCACAACTATGGTTAAAGTCAATGGCACATCTTCGAAAGTAGCAAACGTTTTTCGTATATTGGATAAAAGAATATGTTTTACTCCTCCAATATGTTCAACACAACTACTAACAGCAGAACCAACACAAATGGCACCTACTTCTGATGAGTAGGCATACTTGAATACACTTTCGCCAATCTGAATAACGTTGCCAACTTTTAAGGATGCGGTATTTACATCATATCTTGAGTATAAGTCACATTGCGAACCTCGTAGTATATTTATTCCAACTTGACAAGGCTCATCAGAGTTTTCGAGATAACGTGACACAAACTTATCAAGTGTCAATACTGCATACATATTCTCATACTCAACAATTACTGCCTGATTGCCGACATATTCGTCACTTTCATTTGGTATCAGTTTACCATTAAACACCATCTCCTCAAGTCGCCCGTCAGCGAACAGACGCTTCATAGATTTAACTCTACTTGGGTTTACTACGACATGGTGATTGAATTTGTCAAGAAATATCGTAACATGGTTCCATGCGCGGTGCTCGCTATCGCAATATGATTGCAGTTGCCGTAACTCAAGGCAATCCTCTTTTGTGAGTACATCTGTCTTTTTGATATGGGAGAACAAAAGAACTCCATACTCTATCTTTGTCACAATGCCATTTACAGGACTGCCATTAGGCATCATAGTTCTATCATTCACCTCGTTACTGGCATAGTAAAATGAGACATCGTCTAATACATTGTTTATAAGTAGTAGCAAGAATGCAGTTGCAAGCGCAACTAATGGATAACCAATCAAACAAAGTGGTACTACAATACTGATTACATAACGGGCGATATTGAGCAAAACGCTTCTATTCATAAACTTTCTTACTTACACGAACTAACAAATCTTCATAGGTATGCCACTCTGTATCAAACGGAACGCAATCAGTTTTCTCGTTAGTATGCAACAGGACGAAAGGATTGTAGCCTGCCAACAAATTCACCATAGATGTGCCGGAGATACGCTTACTCCCCTCTATATAATAGAATTGCAAATTGTTCTCTTTTGTACAACATATTTGGAGGTGACATATACCTTGAAACATCTTATTTGGACTGCGTCGAATAATTCGGCGAGCAAATTCAACAACAGGGTGGTCGCTTCCTACAAATCTTATCAACTTGTCATAGCCAGCCCTCAATTTCGTTTCGCGGGCAACAATTCCGAGAATGGTTCTGTTTTCATCAATGGTAGCATCTACGACAAATTCTTGCGAAATATCAAGTCGCTGCTGCACACATACATTATCTAATGCATTTATCCCGCGACTACCAGCCGACATTGTATTGGGCTTAATGAGGACATTATCAATGCCGAAAGTAGTGGGTACACGAATACCAACTTGCGCCAATACATCATTAACAAAATTCTTGTTGTAATAGGTAGGCACTACATCATTGAACCATCTACGACTAATATGGTATCTATCAACATCAAGCGATTGTTGTCTTGTAAGTTCGTCCGCAGGAAATACAACAGCATCTTTACGCCGTAAGCCAATGCCGAAACCACATTCTGCGCCAACTCGGTCGGTTTTAGTTTCGTTCAAAGCATTGACAACGCAATCGTCATCATCGACAAGTAGCAATGTATCTTTCGATGAGGTGCGTTTGCAGTAATCATCAAAGAATAGACGTGCGGAGAGTCCCGCCCTACTTCCAGCCTCAAATACAACCCATTGTCTCATACCACCATTTTTTGGATATAGAACATTTCTGCATACTCAACTCCGACTTCGATGCCTCTAAAAGAGGCGAATTTGCGAATGCCATCTTCGTTAAGTGGAGATGGACTGCGTCGAATTTGAGAAGCATAGAGGTTGAATAATTCAACTTTGTCGGAAATGTTGTCGGTTATGTTATGATACATCTTTCCTCCAAGAACGGTATCAAGTCCATCTTCGACAAATGGATATTCATACAAAGCGATAAGTTTAGGTTGATACCCCTCACGCAAACGGAACGATGCCAATGCACAATCGTAGAGTTTAATATGGTCTTGATGTCTGCTCTTGTAAGACAAAAACACCTCGTCGGGGCGGAAATCATCGATTATCTTGTCTATTCTCGAAATCAAATCAAACGAAGGAATTGTGTCAAGCATAGCATCAAATCCTTCGAATAGACATAGTCCAACTGCGTTAAGTCTCTGCAACACCTCAGAAAACTCATGCCTGCGAACATCTATATTCTGCCGAATATCATTGCCTCCGATTGTAGCGACGACAACTTGTATCTCGGCACCATTCTGTGCCTGATGCAAAAGATAGCCGCCGCAACCCAAAACCTCATCATCTGCGTGTGGTGCCAATACAAGTATCTTCTTTTTCATAACCATTACGTTTTACATCGCAAAGGTACACACTTGTATTTGCACATCAAACACTTTTACAATAAAAAGTCACTATTCGGATATATTTTCTTCAAAATACTGCCACTTTTGACGATTTCTTGCTCCCAATCTATACCCAAATCGGCATAGAATTTTGAGTGCCCGCACAGGCTCTCTTTGGCGATTTGCAGTGTCCTACGCTCATCGGGAGTAAACCCAATGCGAAAGGTAGAGATGATTTTCAGCGCACCTTTCAAATCACCAACTTGCAATAGTTGCTTTGCTTGCTCTGTCTTTGATTTCATTGTTGTGACAATTAGAATGTCGTTGCTTGATTATAGTCGTGCTCAAGTTTTCTTGCTTGTTCTTGTATCTCAATTACCTCTTGTATGCCATCAAGGAAAAGTTTCGTAAAGTGCTGTTCTAATGCTTCACCATTAGCAATAATTTGCCCGATAACAATGTATCTATATGCTGCACAGCTGTCTAACTCAAAGGCTCGTGTTGAGTAAGCATCGAATGTCAATTTATCAATTGTCCGCCCATAAAAATCATTATGCATAAACTTTATTTCGAGAATATCTTCAACGCAACCATTCGCAATCAATCGTACGATTATAGTACTTGCGTAATCATTTAGAAAAATACAATCTTTAATGTCAACGGCATAGTCTTGGGTATTGCATTCTGCAAAGCATTTCTCCATTCTCTTGCGCACATCATTATTGATATTTACGATGCGACCGTATAGTGCTTTTTTGTTGCTTTCAAACTCCGCTGTCAGTTTCTGACCTTCTTCGCTCTCAAGAAAATCCTGCTTGGTTTTAGCAACTGCCTCAATAAATTTAGATATGAGATTATACGCCTTGCGTACATTTTCGGCTGCTTCTTCCTTTGTGTTGTTACGTAAATCCACGAGAAGTCCATCTATCATATTTTTACAGGTAATTCGCTGTCCGATTAGTTCCTCACGGTTATGTTCTTTGCTTACACTTTCCCATAACTCCTTAACCTCACCTGCGGCATTGGTAATTTCGTTCCAACTTTTGTTTTCATGTCTTGTCAGATTGATAGTTTTCATACTCTTTGCTTTTAATTTGTTTGTTTTTGTTTGACATTGTAAAGGTAGTAAAATTATTTGATATAGCCAAATTAAAATGCTAATAATCAGCATTTTATACCATTTATTTTTGAATTGTCTAACGGAGATTGCAAATGCGCCGCTAATTTGCGCATTTACAAATTAAGTCGTACCTTTGCGATGCTTTCTCAAAAGGCAATAGGATTAACAAGTGCTTGCTATCAACTTTGCAAGATTTGAAAGATAGGTAGGCACTCATACTCTCTTATGCGGATTTCCGTCGGGCGGCGGGGTTGAGTGCCCTCCTCGTCGCTTTTAATGCGGAAGCCGAAAGGCGAACAGGTACTTGTGTCGCCTTTTTAATTCATTTTTCGCCTGTGGACTTTTCCCGAAAGACCAACTATATAAACAACATCTATCTGTCTTGCCTTATCGTGGTATTGTTTCTTGAACTTTTCTATACGAGATACGATATAGTCCTTATCTATCTTTTCGTTATTTTGATATAAAATGACATTGCGTGCACCTTGGTCTATCGCATTCAAAAACGAGTTCTTTACTGTATATTTCCCCGCAGAATTGACAGTTTTAATATCCATCAGTTTGCCGTTTATAGTGCCATCTGGAGATTTAACACCATCGGGTTTCTTCTCTGATAGCAACTCTATTTTATAACCACGTGCTGCAAGTGCCTTTACAGCAATATCTTCTTTGTCTTTCATAGAATCAACGATTTGGTTATGTTCTTTATTAACCAATACATACCCTCCCGACTTGCGGTCGAAGAACGAGCGAGACCCATCAGTAGCCGTCTTACTATATTCGAGATTGAAATGAGCAAGTCGTTTTTGATAAGTTGCAGTACCAGCATTGTATGTCCGCGTGCCGCCGCTAATCTTTGCCATCGGAATGTGTCTTTTTATACCTTTTCAACAGAGGCATTAAATACTTTGGGTTGTCTTTCAGAAAGTACGGCAATGTGCCACGTTTATATGCGCCCTCTATGCTATCTTTGTACTCTTTACACCAGTCGTTGAATGCTTGCGGAACCCTGCTAACTTCATTCTTTGGAGTGACACTATCATCGAGAAATTCTTCTTCACTTTTAAGTATCGGAATGCAGTAACATAAATCATTCGGATGAAAACCGCTCCACACAAAGTCTTTCGGGTACTTGCCCGCGAGCCTGTCACACACATCTTCACGTGGGTGGGAATGGGATAGTTTTATCTCATAACCAACGACAAAATCAAACTGCCGCCAACGGGTTTGTTCGGCAGTGCGGTATGCCATATTGATTTCTGAACGAGCCAATCGTATGGAGCGATACTCACAATCAACTGCCCTGCTTGCAGTTCCGAACTTTTCCTTATAGTCAGTTTGTAATGAGGGAAAATCAGACAGATACTTGCTCAAACGTTTCGACAATGTAACCGCGTCAATGCCTTTCTCTATGGAACATGAGAGGGCATCTTCCATTTCCGTCTTGAGTTTTGCGGACTGCTTCCATAGTTTCTGCGATAGGTTCAGCCCTCTATCTCTGCGATACTGAAAAGCCTTGAGCGCATCAGAATTATCTCGGTAATAAGTATTGTATTCCGATTTGGTTAGGTCTCGCTTATATTTCTTGAGTACCTTGTCGGCTATCAAATCTTGAAATAAGTTGCTACGTTTCCATTCAGCAGACGTACCGCTATATATCATTGCACGCAGGTTAGATACGAACTCTTGCTGTATCTCATCTATCTTCCGTTGGAGTATGGGGTCGGAGTTGAATTTGAACTTTTCTACTCCATCTACCTCAACAAGTGTTACCGCATCTGCCATCTGCTTACACAAGTCTTCGTACAACGCCTCAACAGCCGCCACATACTTTGCGAGACGTCTGTTAAGTTTAGCGTACTGCTTATTCTGACTTGGGAGACGAACTGACATAAATACACTTACATTTTTCTTTGCCTTGCAGAAAGGACGTCGTATAGAGCAGCAAGACTCCTATGATAATTCGCCTTTTCGTAGTATTGCTCTCGTTTCTTTTTGTTATTCTCTTTGAGCCCGAGGAGTTGAAATCTTTCGGCTTCCTTATTAGAGTCTTCAGATAGCGGCATAATAAAGTCCACATTACTGCCTTTATTCCATGCCGTAATTATTTTCTTCATTTCTTTTGTCGTACTACGAGAAATACCGACTCTGGTACTACCAATAATCTTTGTTATTTCTTCACCTGTTAGTCTGCTCCCCCCCCTATAGAAGTGCGGGTTCTGCTACCACTTGCGCTGTTTGCACTGATTGTACGAGTGCCACCATTCCCTTTTGCCATAATTCTTATTATTTATAGGTTAAACTTGTATTTTTTTACATCTGTAAAGGTAGTAAAATTATTTGATATAACCAAATTAAAATGCTAATAATCAGCAATTTATACCATTTATTTTTGAATTGTCTAACGGAGATTGCAATTAAGAACTATAGAACTATTCATTTGCTCCAAATAAACTTGACATCTTCGTAGCGGCATCTTGCTCTGCCTCTGTCTGTATCTGCTTGAGAGTATCTTTCGCATTGTCAGTCAGTCCGAGGTGTTCGATTGCCTCTAACTGGCTCATAACAGGTTTCCCACCGCAGGCTTTCATGTACTTTGTTATATCCGCATCTTCACTATTCTGAATGAATGGGGAAATAACATGTTCAATCTCTACGTTATCAATCTCACTCGCCCACTCTGTGTTGGCTTGTTTGAGGAAAGCCTTGATAACATTGGCTTCTCGCTCAAAATACTCTATCCATGCCCCGCTCTCCTCGCCGACCCGTAGATGAGCGTCCATAAACATCGTTTGTCGGGCATCGTAACCGATATTGCCGAGCGATGCCATCTTCTCAAAGGAGATGTCGGGCATTTGGGATTGCATAAAGAACAGGCTCAACAACTTTTCGACATGGTACTTTGTTGCTTCTATACTCTGCGCCCATGATACGTATGCCACATCACCGCCGTTCTCCGTACGCACAATACGTTGAGTTTCTCCCTTGTTCTCTGCGCCTTGTATGCCGCCTGATACTTTGAGTACGGGGGCTGAATTGTAGGCGATAGTATCACTATTGCGTGACAGGGTATATTCAATTTCGTGGCGCAGGTGAGACAAACCGTCATAAATAGGTTTGGGACGGTAGCCGTAAACGCCGGGTATCTTCCCGATAACGATACTCTCATTGGTTACTTCCTTCCAACCACCTTCGTCACTTTTCCACTTATAACGCTTATCCGCCGTGTAGGTCTCAAAATAGGTTATCGTTTTGTTTTCGAGGGTCTTCTCATATTGGAATGACATAGCAATGAGGTCGTCTTGCTCATCAAACAATGGGTATAGTCTTGTGCCGTTCATTGGCGAATAGGTTTTGCAGCGTATCTTGTACTTGCTGTTGAAACCATACTGCGTATTAGGGGCTTCAACGACATACCACATCGTAAAGAACTCACACGAGGCAAAATAGTTCACGCCCCGTTTGATATTCTCGGTATCGATACGGGCATAGCGATAGATACGTTCAATGGCATCAGCAATCTTCTGGCGCGTCTCATTCCCGTCGATATTGGTGTATATGCGCTTAACAGGCAGCGCAAACATAAAATCCACCATACGGGAAACAAGCAATTTTTCGAGCCCTATATGAATGCGGGAAGCCTTATCAATCCCCCCGCCGTCACGCTCTTTGTCTTTACGAGTAACATTATCATGCACAATCTCGTGCATGGTCGGTTCATAATTTTTAAGCAGTATAGCCCAATCCGTCAGATTGATTTCTTTCTGCCGCAAGGTGTTAATGATAGCGGAAACATCTTGCGATTGTAGTAATGCGTTTATATCCATAAGGGGAACTTATTTATCTTCAGTTGATGATTGTTTAGCAGTATGTTCGCCGAGCATTGTATATTCGCTAAAATTGAGTATCTGATTAGCAAACACCTCATCGCGCTTTTCCGTGAGCAATTTCTTAACATCAATCTCGGGCTCAACAAACGCAATGGATTGTGTAATTTTATCGAAACTCTTGAGTGAGTTCTTCATCGCGATAACAGGAGTAATGTATATGCAGCCGTTCTTGCGAGCGAATGCCTTGCATGCCTCTCCTCCACCATATATGACGAACAATGGGTGGCTACCTGCGATAGCGCAAGCCATATCATACTCGTATTGTAGATATTGCAATCTTTCAGAGTAACCGCGAGTACAAAACGCATGGTAACCTGCGGGGATGCCAAGGAGGTTTAGTTTGTAAAACTTGCTATTCACATTCAAATCAACAAATACTCCGATACCTTTCTCTTGCATACTACGTGCAATCCACCGCTTTTTGTATATCGCTTGTAATCCGAAAGCGATAGGCGTTTCACTATACAAACTAAAGTTAGGCTCTACAATACTACGAGGATTGTGACCTAGAATGCGCTCTGGGTGGTCAAATACGGCAGAAAAACGATAGTCGTCTGTATAGAAGTGCAAAGTCCCTCTGCCATTCATATTAAACGTGCGTTTCTGCTCTCCGAAGCAGAGGAATGGAATCTCGCATACAGATGGTTGCACATCAAGGCGTAAAGAAGGCACCTCTAAATCGTTATCTGACTCAAACAAGCAGTCAGGGACAATTATTTCTTTCTTTTGCAATTCGTCTGTCATAATACTATTAGTTTTACGCCTGCAAAAGTAGTGTTCTATATTTGTATATCAAACACTTTTGTATAAAAAAACGAGAAACGATGTCTCATCGTCTCTCGTCCATTGTCAAAAAAAAAGATTTTACTTACGAGTACACACTCAAAAGAAAATCGGTACAAAGGTACGCACTTTTTATCGAATGTACAAGTACTCCGAAAAAATCAGATGCCAATCTTTGTTCTCTTGAAATAGCACTCTAATTTTCCTATATCGGTGCTGACGGTATTAATTTCAGCCACAAGGTGTCGCCTGTGGTGATGCGCATTAACATTTGGCAATGTTGCAAACTCTCTTTCGGCACGTGCTCTTGCATTATGTAAAGCCGCGTACAAATCTTTAACTAAATCGAGTTTTCTTTCTGTATTTTCGGTATTCATATAGTCTTATGTTTTGTGTTGAATAATTAGATTATCTATGCCTCCGCATGTACTACGGTCTCTGTAGCCTTTGCCCTGCGGAGTGTCGCCACGGTCTCCGTGACGTTGAAGCCGTGGCTGTGCAGTTCGTTGATGAAGCG